CTTCTTTTAGAGGGTTTAAAGTATTCATCTAACTTAGAGTAAATACTCTGATAGTCCACTTCTTTATCTTTCTTTTTAAGATTAACTGTAACAGCATAATTTGTCTTTTTAATTGGTGTAAGTACTTTTTGACCATCTTTAATTTCTTCTATCTTCATAGAAGTATCCCAAGATTTACATTTCCAATCTTTTACATCCCATATAGTAGTATCTACTTCAAAGTATTCAATAGCTTCCTCTAAAGAAGTAATAGATTTCTCACCTTTGTATTCAATAACTTTATCGGTTTCACTTTCAGTAATAATTTTATTATCAGAAAAATTAGATATATTAGTACTATTATCTTTAGCTACTGGTACATAAGCTAATCTTAATTGTTGAACTGATAATGGTGAATTAGTTTTATTTTTATACTCTCTTGCTATTTGTAAATCATTGCATAGTTGTGGGTTAGCTTGTATAAATTCTCTTAAATTATTTATTATTTGCTCATTTAATCTACTTGGCATAAAATCTAAGTTGTTCTTCTGGAGTTATAAAATTATAATATGTACCTACTAATGGAACTAATTCCATAGTACTAACTTCAAATTTAGTTAATCCTTTATATTTACCTCTTTCATATTCATCTGTCCATTGAGTAAAGTTTAATAATCTAAATATCTTTTCTGTTTGATTAACAGCAGCAGCAGGTGATTTTAATACTCTTAATGCTTCTGGTACTGACCAGAAAAACGTCATTTCTGTTATAAATCTATTAGCTTCATAAGCAGCTAAATTAAAAATATAATCTTCATCATCATCTTCTGCAAGATTTGTCATGGCATTAGCTACAATAGCCATACCAATTAATAATCCTACTTCTGTAAGTGTTCTAAATACATTTTTCTTTTCTATTTCTGATAATTTATTCCAATTTTTAATTAAGTTAAATTGTAAGCTTTTTATATCTTTACCTAATAATCCTACAAATCTTGCAGTAGTATTATAATATCCTTCTGTCCAAATTTCACCTTCTTCATTATAAGTAAGTTTTTCCCATCTTCTATTCCAACCTGGTTTTATAAATTTACGGAACATAATAGCTAATCTACCTAAAGCATATTGTTGTATAGCAGATTTATCTACTTCATTATAAATACCGTTTAATCTTTTATTTAACCAATTTTGTCTATTAATTACACGTATAATATCTTTTTGTGTAAATTCTTCACCTTCCTCACTCTCTTTAAATAAATCAGTACTTTTATCTCCTTTTACCTTAGTAATTCCATTAGGAAATACTAGTTTACCATTTTGTACTTCTGCTACTTCCCATAAATTCTTTATATCACCTTCTTTAGTTTTAACTTTTATTCTATTAGCTAAAGCTATTGAAGTAGTAGATTGTAAATAAAATTCTCCTGCATGGTTAATAAAATATAAACTAGATTCTTTAAATAACCTTTGTACTAATTTACTTTGAGCAGCATTAACATTTCTAAGTATATTATTATAATCTTGATTAACATCAAAGTATTCATTCCATAAATGTATTTTACTTTCTGATAATCTTTGACCCATATTAGCTATTGCATTAGGTATTTGATTTGTAAATTCCTTTTCGGCATATAATAAGTCTTTCTTATTAATAGCTTCACCTGCAACAGCTTCTACTAGTTGTTGTGCTTTACCAACTGTAATGTTAGATAAACCAGAATATACGTTTAATGCTAATGAACTTAAAGATGTATATCTATTAAAAGTATCAGCAGCTTTTGATAAATTAATAGTAGTGCCAAATACTTCTAATTCTTCTTTCTTAGATTGTTGTCCATAATATATCATATTTAGATAATCTTGGAATCTATCATAAGCTTTAGAATTAATACCTTCAATAGTAATTTCTTTATATGGTTTTTTACCAAATAAAGTTTCTTTACTACTATTAGATAATAAAACTGTAAAATCTAGTTTACCTGTTTTTACTTGTCTTTCACCTATTATATCTTTAGTAAATTCCATAGTATCAACTAATTTACTTAATTCAGTAAATTTGTATGCACTACTCATAAAAGATATTAAACTATCAACACCTGCTAAAGATAATTGATTCATATCTTCTTTAGGTAATTTCTTATTATAAAATACTGGTATAAAATTAACTAAATTACCTTTTTCATCTGTTATACCAAATTGTGTATCATTTTCATTTTCTATAACTAATTCAGAAAAAGATTTTTTTACATCTTTTAATAGTGAATTTGTATAAGTTTTAGTACCATCACTATTTTCAATAAATAATCTATCGAAAAAGTCTTTTCTAACTTGTGGCATTAAATTACCTAATTTTTGCTTAGTAGGTAATAAACTATCTACTTTTTCTTTTAAATCAGTATAATCTTTATAAAATTTATATAAAGCTGGGTTATTTTTGATAGTTTCAAATTGACTTGAACGATATTTATCTGATGGACTTACAAGTTCTTTTATAAATTTAGTTTCTATACTCTCTTCTCCACTAACTTCATAAGTTAAATAACTAACAGTATTTTCTGAATACCATTTGTTAAATAATTCAGTTCCTTTATTTTGTCCGTATTGGTTAATAAGTTGTTCTCTTTTGTTATTAATAAGATTTTCTCTATTAGGATGTGCTTGAGTATTTTCATCAAACCAAATTCTAACTTTAATATCCCATTGTTTAGCTTCATTAATATTAGTAGGTCTTTTACCTAATTTAGCAAAAAAGTTCTCCTTATTTCTATACCACTCACCATAGTTAAATTCACTAACTATATTACCTGTAAGTTCACCATTACTATATCTTTCATATAAAAATGAAACTCCAGATTTCCACTCTTTTTCTAGCTCTTTCTGACTAGCTAATAATTTCTTACCATCTTCAATTAATCTAAATCTCGCTCTTTGTAATGCTTCTTTAGTCATTACATCTGCAATTTTTAAAATACTATCATTAGCTTCTGCTAAAGAATCTAAGTGTCTTTGCCAAAATGATATATCATTATCTACAAAGTCTAATAACTTATCCCACATATCCCCTGTAATAGAAGTATTCGTGGAGTTAAGTTGTAGTATGTCTTTTAGTATAGGTTTTCCTATTGTAAAATATTCATTTTGCAATCTTTTAATATCACCTGCTAGTTTATCTGCTTCTGTAACTAAAGAAGTAAGTTCAGGTGTTTCCTTTTTTAAGGTAGTAATATCATTTATAGTATCTGCAAAACTATTAACATAAGAATTTACTAATCTTAATGTTTTAATAGTATCATGTTTTTCTTCGATAGTATTCGGATTTGTATTTATTTTATTATATCTTTCAGCAACTTTACCTAATTCTTCTTTAGCAGTTTTAATATAATTTGCTATACCAATCTCATAATCTTTTTTCTCTAATTGAGTTAATAAATCTTGTATTATTTGTTCTCTCTTAGTTCTAAATTCTTCACTACTAGTATCTTGATATTTTTTTAATTGCTTGTGAATACTATTAGCTGCATCTTCTAATGTCTTAACTTTCTTAATAGTTTCATCAGTATTAATTTGATACATTACTCCATTTATTTTAACACCATTATCTTTAGTGTTACCTTTCATAAATTGTTTTGCTAATGTATTTGTGATACTTTCAATTTCTTTCTGAATATCTTTATTAAATCTTTGTGATTTAAATAAATTAACTACACGCTCCCAAAATCTTTTAATTAAAGAAATAAACCTTTCTCCTATTGATTTTTGTGTATCATTAAAATTATCAATTAATGCTTGACCTATTAATTGTCCTATTGCTTCTCTTTTAATAAGAGTTTCATTTTCTTTATAAATATTATTGTATTTTTCTTTAACTTCCTTATATATAGGATGTTCAGTTATATTAGCCATTAATGTACTATGAAAAATGGTATCTCTATTAAAAGCTTCAATAAAGTGTCCAGCTTCTTCTGGTAATGTATCAAGTTTTTCTTTTCCTTCTACAATATTAATAACCCTATTAGTATAATCAGCTAATGCTCTAATACCTAATCTATTAGTAGTATCAGTTATATATTCTATTTTAATACCTAAATTATTTAATTGTTGTTTAATTAAATCATTTAATTTCTGATTTGCTATTTCATCTTCTTTAATAACTTGTCCGTCATCTATTTGAGCTAAATTATCTTGATTAAATAAACTCTTATCTTTTAAATCGTCTGGTAATTTATTTAATTTAATTACACTTTGTTCAGTAAATTCATAAACATTAGAATTACCTTTAGTTTCTATTAAGTCATAATAGAAAGTATTTTCATATCTTCCTGCATAAGAATAAGTTCTTATTACATTATTATATCTATATTTAAAATATTTTAATTTTACATTACCATCTTCATCTAAATTTGACGCATCTAATTTATCTTTAGGAATACTAATAGAAGTAATAAATTTTCTATTACCTGATTTTACTACTTTTGTACTTCCAATTTTTTCTCTATTTAATAATGGAGTAAATGATTTTTCAATACTATGACTATGTAATATTGGTATTAATTCATTAAAATAATTATTATTTTCTGCATTATCTATTAGTTTATATAGATAATCTCTATAAGAAACACCTTTACTATCTACTAAATTTTCAATGATTTTTGTCGGTATTAAATGACTAAAACCTGTTGGAGTAAAACTAAATTGATTTGTATAGAAACTATATTTAGCTAAATTATTAGCTAACTTCCTAATTTCTTCATTAGGAGAAACATACATTTCTTCCCATGATTGAGTAATTAATTCTCTTTGCTCATTTGTAATAGAAGCTGATGAAGCTATACCTAATCTTTCTATATTACCATCTTTAGCAGGAAATACTTTTATAAAATTTAAAATGTAATAACCTTTATATACAGAATTATCTTTTATATTTTTAGCATAAAATTTAGGAAAGTCATTTATAAATTTACTTCTTTCTTCTTCCTTAAACGCATCAAATTTACTAACTACATAATTAACAGTTATGTTATTAATAAAATTAATTTCATCTTCTGATAAAGAATCACCTTTATTTTCTTCTAAATTTGTGATTAAATTTCTATAAGCATTTTTACCATAAGGAAAATATTTTTCTAATAAAACTTGTGGTAAATCAAGACCATATTTTTTTGATACAGCTACTAAGGAGTACTTATTATCTAAATTAAATAATTCTTCTACACCAGTAATCTTAGTATCTAATAACTTTTGTACTTGATTTTGATAAAAATTATTTGTTGCAATAGTTTTTCCTACACCATTAGTATCTATTTTTGTAGCTGTTGTTAATAAGCTAACATCAGTAGCTAATTTTTTATATTCTAGAAAACTAAATAAAACTTTAATTTGTGATTCTATTGCATTATCTTCATTAAAATCATTTAATCTATAACCTGCTGTTTGTTTTAAATTTTCAGTATTAAAAGAATATATGTTATTTTCAACATTAATTCTTCTTCCTGTTAATAATTTTTGTAGTATTTCTTGTTTTGCTTTTGTTTCAGCAAACTTAGTTTTACCATATTTATTATATAATCTACTAAGTTCTCTTATTATAGGTTGATTTAAGAAATATATTACAGTATCTAACTCATAACCTACTCTTGTTAATAACATAGCAGTATTAATTGTGTAGTCATTAAGATTAATTTTACCTGCTACTGGGTCTTTAGCATTATCAACAAATGCTGCTAAATATTCTGCTATATTTCTTGATATATAATTATTTTTTATAGATTTAACTTTACTTAAATTATTAAATTTTTTACCATCAAATCCTACTGGTTTTGGTAATTTAATATCAAAATATTGCATAATAGCATGATTACTATTATGATTAGCAGCTATACCAATAAGATTTGCTCCATTGAAGTTACGCATAATCATTGCAACTTCATCAGATAATATTAAAGGATTATAATTTTCACTAGCTCCAGACTTAGGTAAAATTTCTTTAGCTAGTTTTGACAATGTATCAAAACCACCTTTATTTAATACTTGGTCTGACATACTAGGATGTGACCATATTTCTTTAATAATATCTTGTAGATAATTATCTCTCTGTTCTTTTGTTAGTTTAGAAATATCTCTTGTATTATATTTAATTTTTTTAATTGTACCATTTACAATTTCTGTATTAGGTATCATTAAATATATTTTATCAATATCAAAATCTTCACCGGCAATAGAAGTAATTTCAGCTGGAAGCATTGCAATACCTCCCATTACATCTGGTGTAAATCCAACAACTTTAATTCTTTTAATAGAATATTTATGTTCAGTAGGAATACGATAACCTATTAAATCTAATACATCATCAGATATATCTTCAATTTTAACTTCACCATTTTCATCTCTAGTAAACTTATCTTTACTCCAAGCAGGAAGCATAGCTTCCATATATTCTACTCCTTTAGTTTTTTCATTATACACAATTCTTAATGAATCACTTAAACCAACACTTGCTGTTAATACTAAACTAGCACCATTCATCTTTTGTTTAGTAACTCTATTACGAACCATAGAGTTCATTAAATTTTGCATACGTCTAGTTAATAAACTATCGTATAGAGGTAAATTAAAAACTTTATTACCTTTAGCATCTTTCTTAATTTCTAATGCTCTCTCAAATTCAACTCCAAGATTTCTATTTCTAACTTCTTGTAATAGTACTGATTGTAAATTTTCTATTGTACCAAATTCTTGTTCTAATTCATTATAAGAATCAATTATATTATACTTTAATAATTCATTATAAGTTTCAACTATTGAATTTCTATCTAACTTACCATCAAAAAATTTAGCATCTAAAGGTATATCTGCAATAGCTAATTTCTTTAATTGAGTTCCAAATAATACTTCTGTATCAACGTGTTTTGAAGGTACTTCAACTTGAATACCGTAATACTTATTTAAGAAGTTATGAACTACTGCATCATTAATTTTATCAATTGATGTTGTTCCCCATTCTCCTGCTTTAACACTTGAGTTAAATTGAACACTATCAACTTCTTGTAATTTATTATATATACTAGCTAATTCAGGTGAAATATATTTACCATCTTTTTTAGCTAAAGCTAATTGTGGTAACAATACTACTTCACTGTTTTTATTTTGTACTGGTATATATAAATCTCCTATTATTTCATGGTCAAAGTAAAAAGGTTTTACTGGTTGAAAAAATATACTTAATTCTTCATTAGTTAAAGATTCTTCATTTTTAACTTTATTATATACATTTTCAAAATTTTGATTCCACTCACCTAATCCTATTTTAATCTTCTTAAATCTATCTAACGATATAAATGTTTGAGCATCAGTATGATTTGTATTTGCTAAAGCATCTTTTGCAATTTTAGCTTGTTCATCTGAATATCCTCTTTCTTTTAATAAATTATAAACGCTATTAGATAATTTGGAATTAATTTCAATATCTTTTAAATATATAGTACTATAATGTGTTCCTACATTATATCCATTCCAACTTGCACTATCATCTATTCTTTTTGTAAATTTAAATATTTGACCGTTACGTTTTTGAAATAAATCATAGTTCTTATAAAAAGCAAAATCTACTGATGTTAGTTGTATCATCATAGCTTTTGCTAACATATTATTAGGTATAAATTGTCCTAAAAATTGTCTAGCACTACCAGCTCTACTAGCTAAAGCATCACCAAAACTACCATCTTCTCTAATAACTCCTGCTTCTTTAAATTTAAAGAACTCGTTTTCAATAACACTTTCTAAGTAATCATTTATAAATTTTTTAGTTTCTACTGGATTATTTATACTTCCAGTATAAAAATTCATTACATCTAAAAATTGATATTTTAATCCTTGTGTATCATAATTTTTAACTCCTGTTTTATTATTACTTACTAATTCAATTCTTTTCTTTTCAGCTAAGACTAAATTATATAAAGCATCTAGTATTTGTTCTCTTTCATATTTTTTAAATGTAATATAAGGAGCTTGTGTTGAATCAGATAAAATTGGAACTCTATATCTTGCAAGTTTCTGTGAACCGTTGTTATAAAAAGCATTTATATCAGCATAATATATATCACCTTCAACTAAATCATCAAATTTAGTTCCTGTTGAATCATTATTATATTTTATACTATCAAATAAAGCAACATTAAATTGTTCTACTAAATCAGTATTACCCTCATCATTTAACTCATTTAACCATAAGTTATTTTCAAACCACCAATTATTAAGGTAAGATTGTCTTATTATAGGGTCTTTAAACTCTGATAACTTCTTTGTTAAGAAAGTAGGCATAGTATAACTATATACTGATTTACCTTCACCATTGATAAAACTATCTTGTACTAAATTAGGTGAACGTCTAGCTACTCTTCTAGTAACATAATCTACTGCAAAACTTTCTTTATTATCACCAGTAAAAGGATTATTACCTTGAGTTATAGCTAATAATATGGTTTCTATTGATGTACCTGAACCATATAGTAATTTAGCAAGACTTTGAAAAGGAGTTAATTTAATACCTGATAAAGTTCTTGAAACAGAATATTCATTTAATAAAACATTAGGTTCAATAATAATACCAAAAGCCTTTAAAGAAGAAGAAATTTTAGTTGCTAATTCAGGTGTAATATCTTTCTCACTTTTAAATTCTTCAACTAAATTTCTATATTGTTCATAAGCCTTTAATGCTTTCTCTTTATCAATATTATTATCAGCATCAGTAACACTATTTCTAAAATTATTAGTTAAATTGTAAAACCATTCATCAGATAATAATCTTTTTAAGTTAGTTCTATTACTAGGAAATACTACATTTCTTGTAACTTTAATACTTTCACCACTCATATCTGAATATTCAATAAATTGTTGAACATTAAAATAGTCATAGTATTCTTTTACAAAAGACGTAAACATTTGAGTTGCTAAAGTATCATCTTCTTCTAGCATATCTCTAATAATAGTATATTCAGGCTTAATTAAAACTTCCTCTGATAGTCTATCTATCATTTCTTGTTTGGTTTCTGAACCTGCTAATATTGACATTAACTCATTTGACACTTCATCAAATGGTAAAAATTGACTCATACCTAACCATGAATCAGGTACATTCTCCATATTAGAATTAATAAGAGGTATTCTTCTTAACATCTTCTTAACTCTATATGAAATATTATCTTTAGGATTCTTAAATACTTGGTCTAATTGCCAACTTTCAAATATTCTTTTTTCTTCATCTATGTCATCACCTAACTCGTCTTGAATATCTTGCTTTTCAGGTGTTACCTCATTAAAGTCTAGTTTAAAATCTTTTGATACTTTAGTCATTATACCAAACTTAGATAAGTCTGCTAATGCTCTAAAATATAAATCACCAGGAATTAAATTATCATTAACTACATTATATAAGTTTGTAGCTGTAATATCTAATCTATTAGCCTTTTCAGGATTAGTACCTTTAATTTTATCTGATGTAGCTATAAATGTATAATATATACTTTCATATATACTATTAATAACATCAACTGGTTTACCTAGTTTCTTTAATAACTCAATATCATCTAAATCCTGATAATCAGGATTAGATTGTCTATAATTATCTAATTGTTCAAAGAAATAATAATTTATGACATTTACAGAACTTTTAACTTGATAAGGGGTCATATTAGATACTGACCTAACTGCATTATCATTATAAGTTTCAGAACTAATCTCTTTTGATTCTGTAACGTTTATTGTTTCTACACCTGCTTGTTTATAAATACTTAATAATTCATTTTTTAAACTTTCTTGTAGTGAATTAATTACTTTTAATTCTGCCTCTTCAACTGGAACACCACTATCTATTAATTGAGTTACTTGTCTTACAATATAATTTTGTTCGGCTTCACTGAAAGAAGTCTTTAATAAGCAATTAGCTATTTTCATATAAGAACTGATTAAGTATTATGATTAATTTATCTTTAACCTCATCTTGAGGAACATTATTCTCTCTTAATTCAGATAAACCTATTACTATATTAGATTTATTCTTTTTAGTTTGTGGTATTACAACTGGTTTAATTCTAAGATAACCTCTTGTAGCAACACTAAGAGGGTTGCTTAAATAACCCCTTGTCGCAATATATAAAGGTTTACTCATTTTTTATAATCTTTGTATTGTTTTATTAGTAATACCATCACCACTAAGTTCTAATATAATACTTCCAGCTACTTGTGAATCTTCTGTAATTATAACTGGATTAGCAACATCTAATCCAAGTAATCTATGTATCTCATTTAATTTTTGTGTTTCTTCTGGTGTTAGTCCACCTGAACCTCCACCTGTTGAAACAGTAATAGCTTGTACTGGTTGTTGATAATTAACCCTTACTCTAAAATTACCTATTGTATCTATAAATGGGTCACCTCCACCTTGAACAAGTAATATACCATCATTAACAATTAATGTATGATTTGCTTCTTGTGGTCTAAGTCGCCATCCGTTTTCTAAATAAATATAAATTGGAATTGAAGTACCTGATATAACGTCAATAGGATTACCACCTACCTGTGATAAAGCAAGTTGATATTTACTATTATCACTAGTTGTAAACCAATCTACATAAGCTGTCCATAATTCTCTAACACCTAAAGTAGTAGTACCTAGCGTTAAACTTATAATTTTATTTGGACCATCAAATACTAATGCCATTATTAAGGATTTAAGTATGCTCTATCTTGTTCAGCAACTACCGAAATATTTTGATTAACTGCTCTTGTTATAGTAAATACTGTAACAGCAGGTTTTGCAGAATTTCTTCTACCAGCTACTACAACAACTTGTGCATCAGTAGCAGGAGTTCTACCACCTTGACTATTACTATCATAAGCAAAAGTAAATGGAATACTACCGCTAGGTATTGTTCCAGTTATAGGATTACCATCTTTATCATTAACGGTAACTGCACCACTTTCACCATAGTCATTACTAGCACCAGGTAATGTATTAAAATACATTCTGTAATATGAATTAGCTCCAACTAAAAAACTATTGAAGTTAATAGTACCACTTGCTGTAAATGGTTCTGTTCTTTGAATATTATTTTGGTCAGTAAATACTAATCTATTAATGTCATTAGCATTATAATTGTCAATATAAACTCCTTGAGTTGTTATTAACGTATCTCCTACAAAATTTAATAAAGCATTAGCTGTTTTACCAATTACTGTACCTGCTCCTGCATCAATATCACTATTTTGTCTTAATAGGTATTGAATTTTAGTATATATTTGTTCTGCTGTTGCTCCATTTCCTTGTATAATAACTCTAAATGGATAATTAACTCCACCTATTAATCTATTTTGGTCAGTACCAAAATATGTTACTGTAATTCCTGTATATGGCGCATTGGCTATGACAGTTGCATCATTAGCTTGTATTTTTAAATCATCACCATTACTTACTGGTAATTGTATTTTAAATGCTCCAGTTCCAGTTTCCCCAACATCTGCTAATACAGCATCATCGTAAGTTTTACCTGATTCTCTACTATATAATTTAAAGAAAGTTCTTGTATCAAAATTACCATTAGAAGCATCACCAAAAACTTGTATGCCTTCATTAACTTCATCAGTAAATGTAAAATTAATAGCTGTACCACCATTAGCTCTTTGATAATACATTTGAGCACCAGCATTAACTTCACCTAATTGTACTATACCAACATATTGTCTTTGTAAAGCTGCTCCTGCTGAAAACTCACTCCATCCACCATCTCTAAGCATTTGTCTAGTAACGTCATTTGCAGGTCGCCATCCATTATAAGTTATACCATCATAACCGAATTGAAATTGACCAGAACGAGCATCAATAACATACATTGGAAATGGAAATCTATTGTATGTATTTGATTCCCATAACTCATAAAACTTTGTATATAGAGCCTGTAATGAAACACCATCTTTAGCAATTAAATTTCCTGCTTGTATAAGTGTAAAAGTTCTATTTGTAGTATCTATTGTTATTTCTGTACCAACAACTAATAAGTCGGGGTCTATTATCTTTGCCATATATTAAGGATTGTTATAAGCTAAATCTATTTGTGGAAACACCGGTATTTCAATATTATTTGAACCGTAAGTTAAGTCTATTCTTTGGTATTTTAAACCTCTTTTTATAAGAGTTATATAACCTTGTTGACCAGATACAGATTGTGTAAAAGTAAAACTTGTACCACTAAATTCTGTAACTGCAATTTCTGTATTAGTTAATGGGTCAGTACCAACATAGGCGTGAATTTCTGTACCTGCTTGTATTCCTGTTAATGTTATATTAGCAACATTTAAAGGATATTGTATATCTTGAGCAGCTGCATTACTATTAGTAAGAGCATATATAACTGTAAGAATATTAGCAGCATTAGTAGCTGTTGCTGTTGCCCTAATCTTAAACTTAAATCCAATACTAGGATTAACTATTTCCGCACTTAAATTTGCTGCATTAAATGTTTTCCATATACTATAACCAGAACCAGTATCAATTTGATACTCAATTAACATATTTGTTGCAGTAGTAATTATTGGAGCTACATTTTGAAAACTATCAATACCAAGAATTGTATATGGAAATTCAAATATACAACTATCACCAGAATTAATAAGTGCTAAACCACCATTAGAATTAAATCCAGATATACCAGTAGCAGATGATGTAAAATTTGTTGTAACAAAAGCTGCATATTCAGCTGATGGTTCATTTAATGTTATACCTAATCTACCTGCTGTTATTGAAGTAAATATATGATACCAAATACTACCATAAATTGAAGCTCCAGAATTAGGTCTTGATGCAACTGCTAAATTCTTTATAAGAAGATTTAAACCTGCTTGTGTATCTGCATCAGCATAATCACCTGCACAATTTTCTATAATAATATTTTTACTAGAGTTAGTATTTGCTATTAATGCCGTTGCAATATTATTCATATAAACTCTTTGAATTTTTATATTAGCAGAGTTACCTGCATCATTCATAAAGTTTAATATAGCATTTACAGTACCTCCATTTAAAGGAGATGTTCTAGTTCCAATACTTCTACATACTACTCCAACAGCAGCAGATAAATAAACTACACAAGTATCAGGATGTATATTAGCAGTACTAGTAAAATATCCAAAGTTATCTATAATAGTATCTGTTGTATAATTTACTAACATTATTGCACCTAAAGGTGCATTAGTACCTGATGATACTGCTTGAAAACTATCAGCATATAATAATGTATTAATTCTTGTACCAAAACAAGTCGAAAATTGAATACCACTACCAATTGTAATACAATCACTTAATGTAATATTATTACATTGTGAAAAGTTAGCTGTATAACTAGCAGCATTAGTTCTTAAAGTTCTATTTTGAAAATGACAATTATTAAAATTAAAGTTATTACATAATGTAGTGTTTACACCAAAGTCACTTGCTGCAATAGTACCTGAACGACCAAATTTACAATTGTTAAATACACCTCCTGCAAAGTTTGATGTTAATACTAAAGCTGGGGCATCTTGAGCAATAGTATAATTACCATTATGGGTATCTTCTAAAACTATTTGTGAAGCACATTCTGTAATTGTATATTGGTCAAACAAAGCTAATCTTTTTAATGATATAGAAAAAGCCTGACCTAAATTCATTTGCCAATGACCTATTGCTCCATCAACATCTATTTGTCCTGCATTTGTTACTGTAAAATCAGGTCTTGTTGTTAATGTACCATTTGGAACACTATCTGATGCTCTAGTAGCAGTAGCACACGATTTTAATAATATATTAGGTATTCTTATTCTACAACCACTAGGAGGTAAATGACCAATGTTATTTGTTCCATCACTACCAATTCTTATAATACCTCCTGCTAAACATTGAACAAACTTGGACCTTTCATCTATACCAAGATTTGCAGTAGTCCAAGGACTTCCTGTACCTGCTAGAACAGCAGGATAAAATTCATATTGATTAGTTGCAACACCAGTTTCTATCCATACACCAGGAAGGAAAAAATTTGCTCCACCATAATTAGGTAATTGTATTTGTTGACCTCTACTACCATTTGTAGTAGTTTCACTTACATACCAATCACCTCTTACTGTAAATTTTTGTGAGCGAGCAATAGTAAAACCTGCTGCATCATCCATTACTACTTCAAGAAAACCTCTAGCACCAGCATTAACTGATACAGCAATAGTAGTAGGACCAGGTATTCTAAGATTTTCTCCTATACTAAATACACCTACTCTTGTTTTTAATTTAATATAACCAGTAGCAGGCATTGGAGAACCACTTGCTGTCGGTGCTGCATTTATAGCTGATGAAATATTCATTATTTCACCCGTTGCTCCTGATGTTTCACCAGTTAATATAGTACCAGAAGATGGAACATTACCTACGCCACCATTATAAGGAATTAACCATACTTGAGTTCCATCTATATAAAACTCACCACCAGTTGCGGCTGTCATTGTTATAGAACCCATAGAACCAACACCAGCAGCAGGAGCATTTTTATGATACCTAGTATCAGTATTTAGAGTTAATCTAGCACCATTCTGTATGGTATGAGCTTCACCTGCTGCTCTAGCTGCACTATCAAAATCTTGTGATGTAGATATGGTTGCCATTATTCTATTGCCTTAGCTGTTGCTCCGTATATACCTGTATTATCTCTATCAAAAATAAATTCCCACTTCTTATATCTTTTACCAACCTTTTCAATAGCTTTAGTATTATTATCTATTACTTTAGTTAAATCAGAAGGTAATTCTACTTGTTTAACTTTAGATAACTTTACTAATTGGTCTAATAATAATTTATTTTGCTTTTCAGTTCTCTCAAGTATATTAGTTAAATTATTATTACTATCTTTTAATGATAGTAAAGTTTCTTTTATATATAAAAATACATTTGAATAATCAGTTTTATCCTTGTTAACTAAGTCAGTTAATGTTTTGTTTATAACGTTAAGACATTCTTCAATACCATTTGTATCAAGTTTTTTATCAATAACTTTAGGTTCCTCTTTTGGAGGAATTATATCATCAACTTTATCTACCTTCTTTGGTCTAGTAGTTAACATTTAAGACAATTTAGTACAATTTAATAAATTTTCTAATAATTTGCTCTGCTTTTTTATATCAACAATAGCATCTTTAATAGGTAATTCATTTTGGAAAGTTTCACCTGTTTCAGCATCAATTTGAGTAATTGTAATATTATTAGATATATCTGGATTTAAATTACTAGCAGATAGATTAAGTAAATCCTCTGTATCAAATTGATTAACTGGAATTTGTTTTGTTTTAACAATATTATTAATTATTGGAATTACTACTTGTGTATTTTTAAATTTACCAATATTAATTCTTTCAAACAATTTATCAATAGTAATTTTATTATTAAATAATGATACAATACTATCTAATAATCTTTTAAAAAAATTAAGTATTTTATTAGGTAAACTTCTATTAGATTTAGACATATAATCAGCAAAATCATCCGCTAATTGTTCTTCTAATTCTAAATCAGTTAGTACTTTACCATTTATATTATAAAGTTGTTTAGCTTCATTTAATATATCTGTTTTTTCTTTTTCAGTTAGATATAAATTAAATACAGCATGAAAGGCTTCGTGAAATTCAGTACCTACTGGAGCATATTTATATAATGTAATTCCAGCATTACTAAAAGTTCCCCATGCTTTTGCTCCCCCTTTTTTTGCTATATTAATTACATCATTGACCCAAATAACATCAACATTAAGATTATCTTTTAACCATCTATTAGCTTTTTCTACATCTATTGGAGTTGTTACTTCACCATTAACTAATTTAGTTAATTCTCCAAAAAAATCTGTTGCATTTATTACAGTCTTTTTGCCTATATTTGCAACTTGTTCTTCAAATGATACTTGTTTACCAAAAGTAATATCTAAGTCATCTGATGGTTGTGGTTTAAGTTCTTTACCTATAACTTCTTGAGCATTATCATTAAAAAAATCATTAGCACTAACTATCTGCTTAGATGGTGTAGAACCCTCTAAGAAAGATTGCATAGATGGTATTACTTTACCAACGTTTCTTTTAACTTGTGGTGTAGGTAATGTATTATTCTGTTGCTTAGTTTGTGGAACAGCAATTTTAGTTTGTGTAATTTCAGGTTTAGGATATGAAATAGGTTCTATCTCTATTGTCGTAGAATGAAAATGTTCAACTGGATTTAAATCAGTTGATAAATAACCTTTCTTCATTACCTCAACGTTATAATTACCTTTGTTAATTTTATCGTAATTAACTTGAGCAATTAGAGTTCCAATATCTTCTAATGGTATCTTTGTACCATCTGCTTTTACTAGAATTACTTCATTATCTTTCTTAATTATATCTTTAACATACACATAATCTTTCAAATCAGATAATACCTTCTTTAAAGGCATATTACTAGTTCTAAAATCAAATATTATATCTAATGCAGCTTGTTTAACTTCTGGCAATTCTTCTAATTTCTTTGTAAATAATTTATGTGGTATATAGTTTTCATTATTAGGTTCAAGTATAGCCATATAAACTTGACCTTCATCTGCTTCATTACCACCAGACCATAAAGTTAAATCTTGTGCAGGGTGTCCATTAAACAGTAAAGATAATTTACCATTAATTCTCTTAGTTATTCCTAATATTGGTTTTTTACCTTGTTCTAATACATCTAATGGATTTTTATATTCACTATTTTGCAATATATGTCCTGCTATTACTTTTTTAATTTTACTAGTTTTATTAAATGTAAAATTACTTGTCCTAGCAAATCCACCATTACTTAGTAAATCATTAAATAATTGTTGTCTAAAAGTACCTAAATTATACTTATCTAGTTCATTAAATTTTGAATTAACAGAAGGTAATACACCAACTACAATTCTATTATTAGAACTTTTGTTTAAAGGATTTTTATCTAAGTAAACTACTTCTTCAATCAAAACTCTTTGTGGTGTTTGATTTTCTTTAATTATATTAAATTCATTGGGAGAATATTCAAAATAAATAGTATCACCTTTTTTAACTAATCCCTTATTTAAAGCAGACCAATTAATTAATTTTGAACTAGTAAATTCACTAGGTTTACCTAAATTAAATTGTGTAACTCCATTAACTTTTACAATAGCACCATTTTCATCTCTTAAAAAATCATATTGTGGAGTACTAGAAGTCCATGTAGTATCAATTATTTTTTTAGTCTCTGATTGTGGTGTATTACTATTATTATCGTTTACTTTTGGTTTAGTAGCTTCTTTATTTGGTACTTCTAATACTTTAAAATAATTATCAACTGCTTTCTTTAATTTTTCATTTTCTTTATATGCTTTTTCTAATCTTTCCTGAAATGGTATATTAGCATCAGTTTCTTGAACTCCACCATTCTGTATCATTAATACTTCTAAATCTCCTTGTTCTTCATCAGAAAGTATTTCACTTTTCCATCTATCATTTAAGGATTGAGTAATATTATTAGGATTAAAATTTGTACTTTTATCTTTTAATGATTTTAAAACTTCTGATTTCTTTTTATTAAATTCTTCTTGCGCTCCTAATTCATTAGAAATTTTTTGTATTTCTTTTAATTCTTGTAATGTAGAGTTTTCATTAAGTCCTTCTACTATTTGTTCTTTCTGTGATTTCTCTGCTTCTTTTCTATATTTCTCAATTTCTTTCTTAACTTCTTTAACACCTTCTTTAGTATTATATTTATTAAAGTCAGAATCACTTTGTCTAATATTAATATCAGCTATTAAATTAGGAAATTTAATTGATGCTAAATTAGATACATTAATTTTATCTAATTTAGTAAAATCATAATTAGGACTATTAGTTTTAAGAGTATCTTTTAATAAATTTTGTTTTTCTTCTAACTCCTTTCTTTTATTTTCTAATACATCAGTAGAATAAATATTAAGTTCATTTTTAAATGATGGTTCATTTAAAAAAGCTAATTCTAATTGTGTATTTAATAATAGTGTTTCAGTAGGGTCAAGTTTATTTCCTTCTTGTACTTCTTGTAAAGTAGCTGAAACTAATTTATCTGTATTAGTATAAAGTTCTTTATGGTCAAGATTTTTTAATCTATTAATAACAACCATACCCAATATTTCTGGGTCATAATTTTTAGATTGATTATTAACAATATTTTCAACTACTTCTAATCTTTGTAATCCTTTATTAGCTTTATTAATAATTTCGGCATTTTCTTCTTTACCACCGGCATTTTCTAATATAGCTTCATACATATTTTTTAATGATAAAGCATTACCACTTGTAGAAGCATTTATAGCCATTACATCTAATACTTCATTAGATGTATGATTGAATTTGTTTATATCATTTTGAAATACAGCTAAAGATTGTTTATAATTATCAACTTCTAATTGTATTTTTTGTATTCTATTTTGTTCATCTTTACTACTTAATGCACTACCTATACCTTCAAAAATAACACCACCACCGAAACCAAAAACCATTGAAGTCCATAGATTTTTATCAGTACCATATCTTAATAGTCTTTGACCATAAGTAGAATAATCATCTTTCTCAATACCTGCTTTTATTTTAGCGGCTCTACTTGATTCTTCACCAATTACAAATTGGAAACCTTCTTCTCCTGCTTCTGATGTTCCTTGTAATAAATATTTTTGTATAGTACCTAATGTACCTTTCTTTTTTGCTTGGTCAAGTATTTCATCTTTTGCTCTTGATAATTTACTAAATGATTTACTTGCCATACTAAATTGCATAACATCCATCATTAATAAACTCCAATTAGAAGTATATGTATCTTGTGCTGCTTTTAAACCAGCAGCTTTAGCAGCATCTTCACTAAAACCTTTACTAATTGCTTCTTCAAAAACTCTATCATATTGTTCTTTACCCTCCATTATACCTTCCATCTGTCTTGAAATTATAGCAGATGAAATAGGTTCTGCAACAGTACCTATGTTTTTTAGTATTCCTGCATTTTTAGCTAATCTAGCACCACCTAAAGTTTTTGCTAATATACCTAAACCTCTAGTAGCACCCATAGCAGGTATCATTAATGATACTGCTGTACCTAAACTTGGTATATTTTGAAATACCCATTCACTAAATCTTTGATTATCTTGTTGACTATATATAGGAACTATTTCTTGTTGAAATTGTTCATTAACAGTTCTAGCCCAATCAGATAACTGATTACCAAATTGTTCTTCATTATTAGTTACTTTATCATATATAAAATCAGGTGTATCTAATAAATATCCAACACCTTCTACTGTACCAAGTAATATTTCTGATAATAATTGTGCAGAACTATTAGCTGCTTCTGACCATGCTCCTTGAAATGCAGCTTTAGTTTTAGTAGGGTCACTTTCACTACTTAAATTTGATAAGTATTTTGAATCACCAAAACCTGCACCACTAAGTCCAGTATAAGGACTTATATTTTTCATAACATCTTCAATACCTAAACTTTTATTAGAAGTTTTAGGAGTATATTTTGGTGTTGGGTCTGTATTTAATACGTCAGCTAAACCTGCCATTATCTTGAACTTTTATTACCTAAGAATCTTGCTGCTTCTGATTTACCAAAAGTAGTTAACATATAATCTTGAAATTCATCTAATGCCCAAGTATTACCAACATTACCATCACTCTTAATCTCACTAACTGTTGTAAAAAACTGTGGTTGTCCTTCTGGTAAACCAGTTGGACTATTTCTAACTAATAGATTAACATTATTACCAACATTAACTTTACCTCCTTGACTATTTAAAGATAATTTACCAACTTGTTGAATTATATTTAAAACTGGAACTTGGTCTTGGTCTGTAAGTGAAGCAACTAGATTTAATTGTCTAGTTCCTTTATCTGGATGTGAAATAGTCATAGTCATACTAGTACCAGGAGCATCCATTAAAGGATTAACTTTTAATATACCATTTTCTACTAAACTTTTAATCTCCCAACCATTATCACCAACTGCTTTTAATATACTATTTATATCAGTTGAACCACCATCTTCTTGAAATCCTTGTTGAACTATATCATTAATTTCTTTATCCTTATTAGCAACCGCTATTGACCTACCTTGTAAACCATTAGCAATAACTCCTGTATCTGTAATAGCAGAACCACCTAATAATTTATAATCTGTTACATTTTTCTTTAACCATTGAGAAGTAGATACTTGAACATTATTTTTAACAGAATTTTTATATCTATTAAAGAATTGATTCTTATATTCAATAGGTATTTTTCCTTTAGCTAACATATCACTAGCATAATTTAGCTGTTGTGCAGGAGTTAAGTTTTCATAATCTGTATGTAAACTACCTAACAATGCTCTACCTTGTGGTGAAATAGTTAAATCTTGTAACAATAAATCATTAGCAATAGTTTGATTTTGTTTTACAACTTTATTTAATTCATCTTTAGATAAAGGAATTTTATCAACAAGATTTCTAATATTTATACCAGAAGTCATATTACCGAATGTTCCTTTAAATTGGTCATTAAACAATTGTTTACCTTTATTTATATCTAATTGATTGCCATTTTTATCTACATATTTATAGTAAGTTCCATTTGTGTATTCATACATTTGTGTACTAGCATTAACAGTACCATCAGGTTTTAACTCCATACCTTCTAAAGCATCTTTATTAAAGATATTTTTTGTAATAGAACTAGGAGCAGAGTTAGGATTTTGAACGTATTGATTTAATCCTAATCTTTCAAAAACATAATCAGGTAAGAAATCGCTATTTTCTTTTATATTATTAAAATATGCAGCTTCTGTTGTAGATAATAAAGCATTATCTAATTCTGATTCAAATCTACCAGGTCTAAGTTGAGCTTGTGTATTATAATAATCTTTAACTTTAGGATTAGACATTAAATATCTTTGTCCTGCCATTTTCATAATATCTTGTCCACTATAGTATTTACCTCCAATAGTAGCACCTTTTTGTGCTTCTTCCCAAGTTATAGTTTTAATTAATCCAGTATTATTATCAATAATTTGTCTTGAACCACCATCTGCTTTCCAACCCTTATAATAATCAGATAATTCTTTATTTAACTCTACATCATCAGAAGGTGAGAAACCTCTAAACAAAGAGGTTGTATCATTTGGATTATCTAATGATAGACCTTGATAACCATCAACTGATTTTCTTAAAGCATCGTTATAAGTTGTTTGACTAATTTTACCTTGTTTTAATCTTTCATCTAGTTCTTTCTTATAACTATCATATAATGCTTTATTTTGTAATAAAGGCTGTGCTTTACTACTAAAATTTCTAGCAGTATTCTTAATACCTCTTAAAGCATTTTCATAATCACCATTTTTTGCTCTACTACTAATATCTTGTCTAGCTTCATCCATTAGTTGCATTGCATAAATTCTATCATTCTGAAATGGAGTTATAGAATTAGAAAATGTATCAACTTGTTGGGATAGTATATCATCAGCTTCTATGGCTGTATTATAAAGATTTAAGCGACTACCTATGGCATCGCTTAATTCCTTATTTGCTGAACCTATATATGGTGCAGAATACGGTGTAAAATTAATTTGTCCTAACATTATCTATTGAAATATTTACGCATCCATTCTGGCATTTGTTCAAATAATCTAGTATCTACTCCAGTATTACCTGCTTGTGAAGATACTAACCATGATTTAGCTAAATCTAGCTTTCTCATTTCATTACTTGTATAATTACCCATTAAACCTTTTATGGTATTATCTATATTTTGTTGTTTTAATCCAGTCTTTTGATTTCTATTAATCATTGATTGAGTTAAAGCATTATTTCGGATTTGCGTATTTGCAGCATTAGTTTGCTGTAATTGATTATTAAAATTAGCATCAATAGCATCTTTACGTGATATTTCACTATCATATGCTTGATTCATTTGATTAAGAGTTTGAGCATATAAGCTACCTCTTAATCCTGCATTATATTGTTGTGAACCTGTTTTAACTGCATTATTTGCATCTCTAAATGCAGATAAATACATATTTCTTAGACCAGGAACTCTACTTGTATAATTATATCTTGGTCCAGCAACTTCTGTATATGGAACTTCTGTTTCCATTTTATTAATAAATCTATTATTAATAAGTTGTCCTGCTATTGGCATTAAATTATTAAGACCTGACAACAAACTATCAGGATTAAAATTAAACTTTGATGCACTTGGAGTAGCATTTTGAAATGGTGCATCCATAACTCCACCATCATTAAAAGATTTCTTTTTCCATTCAGCACCACCAACTGAATATGAACCTCCTTTACCAGGACCATCTCCTGCATATCCAGATTTTTGTGGTTCTCTTACCCACTTAAATCTGTCCATTTTACCTACAAAAGTATCAAGTTCTGGTGATTCAAATTCAGGAACTTCAATAGTTAATGCTTCACCTCTTTTAGCTACACCTGATGTATATCTTGGACCATCAACTAATCCTTTAGTATCATATTCACCAAACTTTAACTTTCTTAATGCAGGAGCATTATTAAATTCTTTTATTGCACTTTGTCTAGCAGGAGTTTCAGTTCTTAATAAAGGATTTTTCATACTCTCTGTAAAGTGCATATTATTAACAACTTCTTGATAATCTTTATTTGTAACGTCAAATGCAGTAATAGCATTTGCTGCATTTGGATTACTCATTAATCTAGCTAAACCTTCATTCTCTAAACTATACAATAATTCAGGTCTTGATGGGTCAAATTTATTAGTTCTATTAAACTTATTGTATAAGTAATTAGGTTTAGTTTCTGATTCTACTCTATCAACAGTTGGGTCAATTACAAATTTCTTACCTACTAATGGAGTAGATGATTTAAATTTACCACCATCTCTATATTGACCAAATTTAAATTTCATTTTACTTTCTTCTTGTATGTTAAATAAAGACTCCAATTTATTATCATATTTAATACTCATTAATTTAGCAGTAGTAGCTTTAGTTTGATTAGGTGAATTTAAATCACTATCATATTTTCCTTTTTTTCTACCTAGTTCTTCTGCTAATTCAGCATAAGTTTTACTAGAGCCTTTAGGTTTTAAAGAATCTGAATAAACTTTATCTTCTTTAATTACTTCTGCATCTTCAATTTCAGCATTATTAGGTAGTAATATACCACCTTGTTCATGTGTTCTTCCGTCATATAATGTAACTCCATCAGCTAATGGTATTGCTCTGCCACCTTTTATTGGTGACATATAACCACCAAAATTAAATCTACCACCATATTTGGCTTCAACTATTCCTTGTGATGGATAACCTGCTAATACTCCTTGTGAGTTACTAATTATATTTTGATAATTTCTTGCTCTTATTTGTTCTTGAAGTTTACGTTCTTCATCTTTACGTTTTTTAGCACCAAAGAATCCTGCTGCACCACCAATAACACCACCAGCTAAAGCACCCCAAGGACCTAGAGCCATACCAATAGATGCACCTTGTAAAGCACCACTAGCAGTACCACCACCAATACTATCTTGTGGTATAAAACTATTAATTATAGGTGCTGCTTGTTGAGCAATACCTGCATAACTACTTAGTGGTAATCCTGCCATACTTATATTTCAGATTGTAGTATTTTTGCTTTAAGGTCATACAAATATATAATATTTTGGTTTCCAAGCAAATCTAAATTATTATCAACTATAAATTTAACTTTTAAGTATTCACCTACTAGTGGTCTTTTCTTAAATGGGTCAGAATTACTTTCTTTAAGTTTATTAAAATTCCATCTATTACGTTCTCTCCTTATATTATAGTTAACACCAAATCCTGTAAATGGTATTAAATTTATTTGTCCACTAGTTTGAGTAGGAGTTTGCATTATAACTTTATCAAATGTTTTCTGTACTTGAAATCCAAATTCAGCTGGATTTGTACTAACTATATGTGCTTCTGTAATCCAATTTAATTGATAAAATTCTTTATTTACATCTTTATTATCATTAAGAACAATAGTAATTTCAGAAGGTCTTTGAACACCTTCATAATTAGCTACATTGTTTACTCTCATTTTTCTAAAGTTATTATTACTATCAATATATAATGTATTTTCTAATCCATTAAAATATATCTTTGGTGTATAACTATGTCTTGAAATAAATTTATTACTTTCTAATTCCATACTTATAGTATTACCATTAAAACTAGTAAAATAAACTATCTCTTGTATTGGGTCATAACCAACTCTAACTTGTGTAGCCAAACTATCTGCTACTTTATAATATTCTCTAAAGAATCTAAAATTACCTTCTTTAGAGGCTTCTATTATATTTTGTGCAGATAAAGAAAATACTCTACCTTCTTTAGTATTTACCCAAATATATCTATCTTTACATCTTTTAGCATTAAATACACTAATTAATCCTAAGTAACCTAGCTTAGATGCTACTAACTCTTTTGGAGTTTGCTCAAATAAATCAGCTGTACCTAAGTATATTTCAGTAACCTCTAAAGAAAGCTTATCTTTACCTGTTGTTCTAAATAATCCAAATTCTTGATGTATTAATAATACATCATCTAAAGTTTCTAGATTAACTATCTTGCCTCTACCTCTATTAGTAGTTGTTCTATTAGCTACTCTAAAAGTTTTCCACTTACCAATAATATTATCATCAGATTTATCTGACCTAATAATTAAATTAGGGTCTTTTGTAGATACTTCTAAAGTGTTACTACCATTTATTTCTGCTTGATTATATTCATTCAATTTACTATAATCATCTGGTAAATTATATAGGTTCCATGTTCTACTTACATCAAATAGACTAGATTTTGTTGCTCTATCTGTAACGTATTCCCCTAATTCACTTAAAGGAAAAAATTTAGAATTATTATCACTACCTTCTGCTCTTGCACTTAAATTATATTTATCTTCACATATGTAAGTTTTAACTGCTCTGAAAGTTTTGCCTTGTTCAGTAGGATTAATATCAGTATTATTTCTCATACTACTTCTAATAATAGAGTTTATACCAATAAATTTATCTCCACCATATATTATAAAATCTGATATAGTAGGTATTTCTGTACTAAATATCATATTTGTAGATACTAATTGTTGATTAGTATATTGATTATGAACATTTGTTAATAATTGCCTTATTGTATATAATCCAGTTGCTTCACCTACTGGGTATCTAGCTCCTTCTAATAAAACATCTCTGGTATTATCATAGTTTATAGAAGAAGGTTCTGTTATAAAATCAGCTTGTAATTGTAAAGATAAATTTTCTTCACCTTTATAATTATTATATTTACCATCAATAACATTAGCAGGAACATATCTACTTTCTATAATTCTTCTTCTATTAATGGCAGCCCATGTAAAGTCATCTAAAAAAGGTTGAATAGAAGTATATTGCATATTAATTGTATATACTTCCCATAACATAGAATAATATCCATGTCCATTGACTTCACTAGGTCTAATAAATTGGTCTGCACCGAAAGGTCTAAGTCTTTTTCTAATTTCAATTTCACTTTCTACATATCCTGTAACAGTTGATATAGGTGGTTTATCTTTTATTAGTCCGAATGAATTACATCTTAAATAATCTCTTTTAGAATTAAATACATTACCAGATGGTAATGTACGATGTGACCAATTCATAGGATTTGCATATATAACACTAGTATCAACTCCATTAATACCTACATAATTTATATAATCAGTTCCTAATACTCTACTATTACTATAATCTTTTTTTGCATAAGCTATAAACCATCCTGATATTTTAGATTTAACTTCTGGTGGTAAATTAAAATTAGATACTCTAATACCTAAAACATCTAACTTTCTTGTACCATACTCATTATCATCAGAGTAATGAGTTATTTTACATTGTTTAATGCTAGGAAAAACATGATGCCTAACTTTTTGATTTGCAAATAATGGAAAATTAGAAGGATAAGTTTCATTTTCATTTTCCCAATATCCCATATTAATATTAAAATTACTTATAATTTGATTTATTCTAGTACCATCAGGAAGTGAAGAATAAAAAGAACTTCTATCACAAGTATTTTCTATTTGAAATCTCTTACATAAAAAACCTGTATCTGTTTCTGTAATAATAGTAGTTTCACTACCACTAGCTTGTCTACCAGGAATATGAAATGCTTTTGCTATTGTGTTATTATTAAATAAAGCAACTAGATACATAGCATATACTTCACCATGTCCAAATCCAGCAGGTTCTCTACCATTACTATGATTAGAAGTACTCATTGCATCTTGTAATCTAGTAGTATAATCAATTCTTATTTGATTAACATATTGTTGTAAATCTAAATCTTCTTCACTAGATAAGTCTGCAAATAATATTTCACCATTATATTTAGTCATAGCACCAGCTTTTGTGTAAGAAGCTAATGGTGTTAATACTTCTGATAAGCTTAATGTACCAAGATTTTCACTACCAATATAGTTAAATTCAATAGTTGTAATAGAAGCTGTAATATTTAATCTACCAATTTTTATTGCAGTAGTAATACCATTAATTGTTTGTAAAGCTATTACATTTAAAAAATCAAATGATTTATCTAAATTACTGAAAGTCATTCTTATAGAATAAGAACTATTAGCACCAGGTTGTAAAGATGCATGACCTCCTTCATTAATAGCAGTATTAGAACATACTATTACTGAACCAAATGCAGGTGTAAAGCTTGTTACTTGTCCAGTTAAACTTTCATACTGTGTAACAAAACTATAATGTCCTGCTTTTACATTACCTCCACCTTTAATTAATCCTATATTAGTGTTCGGACTAAATACGCTGTTATATAAGGTATTTGGATAATTAATTTTACTAAAAACATATAAATCTTTAATTTGAGTTGGGTCAACAAGAGCTTTATTTCCATCTAAAGTAAAAGGTATATTATCAATATTTAAAACACATGGACTATTATTATTATCTGTCCAAACTATAATTCTTTCTCCTAAATAATTAAATTCAAATTCAATTTTAAGTATTGGATAGTTTATATTAAAATTTAAAAGATTATCAACTATTAAATCAGTATATACATCTGTATTTACATTATATAAACCAATTCTATCAGAGCCACCTAATTTACCTGCACCAAAAATAACAAATTCTTCATTATTTAATTCACCAATATTAAGAATATCAGTAGTAGTAGATGGAAAGCTATTATTTACTCTAACATTACCTTTTTCAGTAGCTAACTTATTTTTAGTTAACCTTGACCTTACCATATTTAAAGCATCAGGATAACTATTATTAGGTTGGTCAATAGGGTCGTAATCTGTAATTAATCCATTTTCTAACATATTATCCTCTATCTATATATTCAGGTTGTTCTAAGTGCATATAAAAATCACTACCAATTTCTACATTTCTAACAGCACGTAAGTAAGAATTTCTAAATCTCTCTGCTCCATCTATTCCCATCATCTTTACAGCATTTTCTGCTTTATATCTATATTCTTCCCATTTGGCATCAGCATATTGAAAATTAATATTAGGATTATTATAACCTTTTAATATCATATTTCTGATACAAAACCATATTACTGCTTCCTTATAATTAAAGTCATCTATTACTTTTGGTAATCCATCTTTATCAGTATCAAACCCTATATAATGTAATTTTATTAAACCTTCTGTAAATGAAGTTATTAAATAATTACTATTAATTAAGTAGTATTCACTATTTGGTTCTATTAGAGTAGTTCTTGGTGTACGTTCTCCTAATGATAGTCCACTAGTATCACTACCTAATCTTAATCTTACTCCTCTATATTTTTTATTTGATGAATACTCATAATCAGTAGTTCCATCTGGATTTAATACTGCTTCTGTTTCATTTTCAGGTAATAACTTTTCTACGTGTAATATTCTTTCTACATCACAAGGTATTTCTAATCTATTATTAGCAATTCTTAAATATGGTGGTTCAGTAGCTTTATTAATAAAACCTGCATGATAACCAATACCTTGTATTGCCCATCCAATATCTTCTATTGCTTCATTTACCCATGAACTATTAGAAGGTTTTAACCTCATATAAATAGCTGCAATAATTGTTTTTGCACTAGCTTTTTTGTGTATATAATTCATATAATAAATCTACGTCTTTACTAGTTTTAACCACAGTACCTAAATCTAATCTATTATCTTTAGTAGTTTTATAAACATAATATTTTATATTGCCAATATATTTTACATTATTAGGTTTATTCCATAACCATTTAAAATAATCTCCTTCAAAATATATAAACCATTTCTCACCATTTGGATTATCCTTACTGAATGGAATTTTACCTTGTTTTATTATTTCTTGTTTTAGTTGTTTAGATTTAGCCCAATCAATACTTTGACCTCTTCTAACATCTTGAACTATCTTTAATTCTCCAAATCCATTAAATTTAAATTTATATCCTTTTAATATTTCTTTTTTTAATTCAATATTAAAATCATTAATAACATTATTAAAGGTACTATATGTTGTACCTTTTAGTTTTTCTTTATTTAAATTAAATATTGACCTAGTATTATGTTTATTCATTTATCTTAATTTCTCTGTCATCAATAGGTTCATTTGGATTTCCTAATCTTTCAGTTATAAATTGATGTATTAATCTTTTCATATCATCTTCAATTAATACTTCTTCTTTACATGGTTTACCATCACAATTCTTTAATTCTAATAATTCAAAAGGATTTGAAGCTACTAATCTAATACCTACTTTTTCATTTGGTGTATTAAAAGCATAAATATATCCATTTAAAAAAGTATAAAAAGTAACACTACTCATAAATCTTGAACCTTCTAATATATGTTTAACTGCATCAGAATTTGCAAAACTCCAAGATTTCTCCATATTGCCTGTACCTACAAATAAAAATGGTTCGCTATTAAAATTATTTCTAACTTGCGAAGGTACTTTATCAACTGTTCTAGCAACTCTACAATCTAAATCTTCACCTACACAACATTCTACTGGTGATACTCTCTTTAAAGGTAAGCATATAGATTCTTCACTACCTGCTGGAAATCTACCATATTTATCATATTCTTGTTTAAGAATAGTTGCTCTATAACCAATAATTAAACTTTTAATAAACTCTAAATAAGGTTCATCAAATTGCTTATTATATATTATAGCAACTTCTTCTGCAAATGTATTAATATTAATCATATAGCCTATAATAGAAGTCCAAGTAGAAATGCCAAAATTACTAATCCAGTTCCACTAACTTTTAATTCTTTAATTCTTTTATCTTGATTATTAATCACTATTTGTTGATTTTCTATAATTAAATCTTTTCTTTTAATTACTTCATTATACAAAGTACTATCTATCTTATAAGTATTTATAATAGAATATAATTCTACTATTTTATTGTCTTTTAACGGTACAATAGTATCAGAATAATGAACAATTATTTCTTTTAATTTCTTATTTTCATCATCTTTTTGTAAAGCCCATTTTAGAATTTTACTATCTAAATCTTGAGCATAACTTACATTAGTGATTATTAAAAGTAGTATCAGAGTTAATACGCGCATAAATTAATTTATATAAACTATCTTTAGACACATTATAAGAATTTACATCTTTTAATTTTTCATACTTTCTAGCTAATCTTTGCATAGCTATTGTAGTTTGAGTATTTAGACTATCAATTCTTTTTAATGATTTATTTCTTACTATATTTGTACTATCTAATTTTAAATACAGACTTTTAACTTCTTTATTTAATCTAACATTTTGCTCAATTAGTCTTTTATTCTCATTATTTAAATCTAATGAATTACTATAAAAATAAGCTACTAATACTAAAAGTATAATAGCTGTAATTAAAGTTAATATTAATTTACTATTTGACTGCTTCACTTATATTTTCTTTATTATTTATGTTTTCTTTAAGATTACCTGAAAATTTTTTATTTATATAATTATCTAAATTACTACTTCCTAAATTAGCTATATAAATAAAATCAAAAGTAGTCCATACATGGTCACTAGCTTGTGCCCCCATAATATCAGCTATACATAATATTGGAAATAATATTAACCATATTATAGCTGATAATTCTTTTAATTGCCAAAATAAATCTTTACCTCTTAAATCTATTATAATATTTTTCCTTAATACAAAAAATATAATAAATATTTGTATTAAGGCTATTATACCTAATAAATATCCTATTAGTTTTACAACACCAATTTCATTTATGTAACTAATTATTTGTTCCATTATTTCTTAATTTCTTTTAATTTATCTTCTATATGTTTAATACTAGTTTCCAACTTACCTAGTGATACATATATTTTACCTAATGTTTCAGTAAATTGTAATTGATTTTCATTTCTTTCAGAAATAAAATTATCATATTTAGATAATAATTGAGAATGTTCTTTACTTAAAGAATCATAATCTATTTGTAACGATTTTATTTTAATATCTTGAATATCTAATGCCACCTTTAAATCATTATTTCTACTAAATAAAATATAAAAACCTATAACTACACCAGATATACATGGTACTATTACTGCTATAAATACAGTTAACGTTACGAATTGCTCCATATTTGATACTTGTTCCATTAGTCTAAATCTATTATGTTAATAATTACTTGGTCGCCTTTTTTAAGCATAGGGTAAACTAATTCATAGAATCTCTTATATGCTGATACTGAATTTGATATTCTACCATTTTCTAATGTATTATTATTAGGAGTATCACCCACTAAAATACATCCATCTGTATCATCATCTGTATTACCTAAATGTATGTAAACACCTACAAAATTAGGTACATTTAATAATTCAATATGTCTTTCAAAAAACGGTAATCTCTTATCATCTAAATATTTTTGAGTAAGAGGAGTTACTTCTTGTCTAATACCTAGTCTATATGAACCTGCTGGTATTCTTGTTTCTCCTTTTATTTTATTAGTTCTACGTTCATCTTCACAAGTATAAGCTAAATAATTAAACATTACATTTCTTAATACTCCTAATGTATCATCTTTCTGTGATGAATATCTATGTAAATTAAATTGTATCATAATCAATTATTAATTTATTTGCTTCTAATTTATAACCTTTAATTTTTTTTGTATCTAAATTACTTATTTCAAAAATAACTTTCATAATATTAATCTCATCATTACGAAGTTTTTCTAATGCTTCGTTATGAAATTTTGCTTCTTGACTTAAATTAGATAATACTTGTAATGTAGTTTCTTTAAGTTCAATTACTTGTCTAATAGGTGTATTAAGTTTTGCATCCTTATTTTCCATATTTTGTTTTTAATTTAGTTGGTTATTGCTAAGATACGGATTATCAGGAATTTACAAAATTTGCATACTATTATCTGGGTATTTCTTTTGCCACCATTTTTTACCACCTATTCTAACACTAAAATAAAATAGTTCAGCTTTCCATTTCTGAACACCTGACTTAATCATAGTTATTAAGAAATCAATATCAGCAAGTAATCTACTACCAATTTTAAATACATATAAATAATCGTGAAAAATAGCTGCTTTAGTATATTTACCTAACTGTGGTACTAACCATCTAAAATAAAATGGAACACTTGCTCCATCGCTTTTAAATCCTTTAGGTACTGTAATATATTCTCTAGTAGTATATCTATAAAATGATAAATCTTTAGTTAATACTAATATAACTTGGTCAGTATAAAATGACCAAAACAGAAATTTTCTTTTTCTTCTTTCTGTTATTATATCAAACATATTAATCTGGAAAGAATTGTTCTTCAAAAGTTAAAGTAAATTGACTACCAGAGCCAATACTTATAGTTTTACTTTCATTATCTTTATATAAAGTAATTGAGTTAGGATTAGTATTATCAGCCTTTAATAAACAATTACCTTGACTATCAGTAAATGCTTCAAAAGGGTCTGCTGTATTTGTATTAGCTATAACAACTCTAACATTAGATTGACCTCTACCTCTTTCATCTACAACCCTAATAGGTAAATTCAATTGTAAACCAACAACAATACCTCTAAAACCTATTACTGGTTTATTAGAATTTCCTCTCTTAGTGATAACATTTATACCTTTAAATGCCATTGCTAGAATAATTATCTCTTAAATAAACACGCACATTTAACCATCTTGCTTCTATTTCTTGAGTAGTTGCGCCTATTGGTCTTTCACTATCTCCACCGCCATATACAATACCTCCTTGTATTGCATATATAGGTCTTAATCCCCACTCTTGAGTAAAGAATGTTCCTGCTTGTAAATAAGCTGGGTCTAAATCATTATCCCATTCTGAATTAATAGTAGGTCTTGTACTTTGTACACTTGTTCTTAATTGATAAGTTAAGCGATTAGGATTTAATGCTCCAATTTGATTAGCTGTTCCATAAGTTACAGTTACACCACTACCAACATTTGCTCTGAAATTAGATGCAACTGTAATTGTATCATTAGGAGAACCAGGTGTAACTATTGTAACTTGTCTATATTCTCCTGCTATTCTTACAAACATTCCTACTGTAATTAAACCTGTTGGAACAATGAATTGATTCTGTACTCCAGAAGCAGCACTTGTATTTACTTTATCAGCATAATCTAAAGTTAAAGGTTCACTATCAGGTACATTTTCGTTTTGAATAGAACCTCCTGCAAAATCACTATCAAATTTTAATTCAGCTTTAAGGTCAATAAAATCTAAAGGGGAAATTCCTCCTAAATCAAAAATGTAATCAATATAACCTTCCGTTTCACCAACGTTAAGGATATATGATGAAGGAACACTTGTATCAATCTGTGAAGTTGGTTGTACTAAAACAGTAGTACCATTGTTATCAGTATTTAAAACTGACCTTGCAATTTTAGTTCCACCAATATTATCTACACCATTAGATGCCCTTCTTATATGTGGAGAATCTGATTGTAGGGTAAAATCTTCTCCTGCGACATCATTAAATCTTGGGTCACGATTAATACAAGTTGCTACTGCTGTATTCCAACCAGATACTGTACCTGTATATCCATCTGCTGTAAGATTACTTTCATTTAACCAATTAACTCCTACTGCATAACCATTTGCTTGTGGTGTACCTACAAATTGGTCTTGAATAGCATATTGTTTGAATAATCCCCCTGTAATTGGTAGAGAAATAATACCACGAACATTATTATTTCTAAAAGTATCTCTAAAAGTTGTAGAATTATCACCCTGCACAATGCTATCAAAATCAACAAAACTATCTTTTAATGTAAAAAAATTTGTAAGTGAAGAATTTATAACAATTGAATTATCAATAATACCTGCCGCTGCTCCAGCAAAAGATGTTGCAAAATTACATGATATAAAAACTGAATTAAATCCTCTGAATCTCCTTTGGCTGTTTGAACCTGCTGTATAGGTTCCAGTAATACTTTTAAAAGTACAATTTATAAAACCAGGTGGTAATACAACACTATTAGAGCCAGTCCAAGAGCCATTTCTAATTTCAATAAAATTATAAGTATTGTGAAGACAGTTTATTGTTCCACCGTTTAAGTTAATTATTACTTTACCATCACCAAATAAACTTCCAGTAAGTGTACCTAAAGTGGGAAGATTTCCTACATATATACCTGCTCCAATTACATTTTTTACACTAAGAGCAATTGTTGATAAAGACCTTTTAGGCTCATTCAAAGTACCTGCATTGCTATCATGTCCAGCTTTAGATATGTAATTAGCACCATCTGTTATTCTCCAATTGTTAGCCATATATTAAATTAAAACGTCCAATATTATCTAACTCTATTACTCTTGCATCAAGTAATTGATAAGGTGTAAATCCTGCATTGGTAAGTAAATCCCAATAACTTCTTTCTCCCATTTGTGCAGGATAGCCTTGTGCAACGAAAGCAGCATCTACATTAATTAAAAAATCATCTTCAGCAGTAAGTGTTGTGAATTTATCTGCAACAGGAGCTTTTATATTTCTATCAGCAGTAGTAAAATGTTTGACAACAACTGAAACACGAACTCGTATGGCATCTACTTCAAGTTTAACAAGGTCAACTCGTCTAAAAATATTTTGTAAATTTGGATGATTACTAATGTTCCAGCTTCTATAAACTGGTAATTCTTGTAAATCACCTTCACTAAATGTTTGACTTTTAATAGAAGCCCAACCATCAGATGTTGCAGGATTCTGATATTCAATAGTTTCTATAACTATACCATTTTGATAAATGTATCTTTTTTTAGTTATCCTAAATCCACCTGATACTTGTTCTTGGTCAATTATGTCTGGCACTATGCCTTCAATTAATAATTGTAAATTTTCCATAATTATTGATAGGTTATCCAAACAGATACTTTACCAGATGGTGTATATTCCATATTAACTATATTCCATGTATTTAGAGTATTAAGCCAATTATCTCTCTGTATTACAAAATCACTTGAAAATGTTGGTTTATTAACTCCATTTGCTCTTAAATATAATTTACATTTTTTGTTATTTCTAGCACCAGTATTATTTAAAGTAAAATTAATTGCTCCAGTTATAGTATGAGTTATTACTCTGTTTATATTAAATTGTATTGTAGATGTAAATGAAGTAGTTAAAAATCCACCTTCTTTCATTACAAATTCAGTAGAAGCAAGCTTAGAAGTATTATCTTCATTAGAGGGTGTAACACTAGTAGGAGAGTTAACAAAGCTCCATATACCTATATTACTTAATGTTGCTCTAACTATACCATTTGTAGTAAAATCAATATCATTATTACCAGTTTGTAAAGTTAATCTAAAGTTATCTGTTAAACCTAATATTGAATTTACTCCAAAAGCATTACCACCTCTCTCATATATTTGGTTAGTTATACCGTAACCAGATAATGTAGTTGGTTTACCACTAATTGTAGTATTCCAATCTTGAGTACCAGTATGATTTGCTCTATTTAAATAATAAGAAGGTAATTGACCATTTAATTGTGCTGCATTAGCAGCTGTTCCTGCTGTATATTCTCTAAAACCAGCAGCAACATTTAACTGTGTATCGTCAATAACTTTCCACATCCTTAAATGATTAGGATTAGAAACGTTATCTATTTGTACTGTATCTCCATTTTGAACATTGGATATAGTTAATCCCATGTTCTGTGGAAGCGTTTGAACTCCTACATAAGTATAAATTCTTTCTAAAGCAGCAGCAGGTATAACACTTAAAGGTAGTGTACCAGTTGTAATTTTAGCTGCATCCAATGCTGTAATCCATGTTGGATTTGAGTATGAACCAGATGTTAAAACATCACCTACTGAGTAAGTCCTATTAGCAGATAAATCTTGTGAAACACCATTTATAGTTATTGTTCTAGCTAAAGGTACTCTTCCATTTAATGCAGATTGTAAATCAGCTTGGTCACTTAAAGTTCCAGTAATTGAACCCCAAGTACCACCACCTCCACCTCCACCAACTTGTAATGAGATATTCCAAGTAGAGTAAGTTCCTGTACCGCCAATAGTAGTAGCATTAATTGTTAATTGTCCAGTAGCTCTATTATATGCTACAACTGGACCACTTAAATATGTAGTTGGGTCACTAGGTAAAGCAACTATAACTAATTGTCCAGTAGAATAAGCTAAATCAGTTTCTACTTGAAATGTTTTATTACCAGTTGTTACACCTATAACAGAAGTTGAGGTTGTTGTCCATCTATCTCCTGCTCCTTGATACCTAACCCATTTACCTGCAAAATCTGCATCAGTTATTGTTGCACCAATAGCTGTATTAGTTAATAATATAGCTATAAATTCTTTTTCTGCGTCAAATGTACCTAATGTAGCAGTGACATCATTACTTGATACTAATTCATAATTATCACCAGTACTATTTGTAGCATAAGCAATATATACAAAACTACTTATACCATCTGTTCCATCTATACCATCATTACCTGCATCACCTACATCACCTTGAGGACCAATAGGACCAACTAAAGATATACTTGTTGTCCATACACCACCTGTTTTTGGTCCATATAATGTATAATTATCAGTATTAATATACCAATCATTATTTACACCTACTAAATTACTTGGAACACCAGAACCATATAATATAGTGTTACCGTTAGTACCGTTAGTACCATTAGTACCATTAATACCTAAATATCTTTGCCATAATCCATTAAATAATGCAGATGGTGGATTTACTCCATAATCAACTAAAGAAACAGCTATGGCAATAAATGGTCTAGTAATATCTGGAGTACTTGATATTCCACCACCTGTACTATCTTGAGCATATCTTATGTAAGGATATAAATTATTTCCATCATCTCCATCATTACCATCATTACCATCATTACCAAAAAATCTTACCCATAATCCTGTAAAAGAAGAAACTTCAAACGGTATAGGTACATTAGCACTTTTAAATGCTATAAATGGTCTTGCAGGTGAAGGAGTTGCACTAAAATTAGCTCCTGTATTATCTTCTGCAAACGCTATACTAAAATAAGCACTTACACCATTAGTACCTGCTGGACCTTGTATAACATTACCTAATATTATTTCAGAAACATTTTTTGTAGGTATAAAAGGAGCAATAGGAAAATTAGTAATATCTGAATAAATAATTAACTGTGCTAGAAGTTCATTCATTTCCTGCACTGTTATATTAACTATTCTATATACAGTATTATTGTTTTTTACTTCAATATGATTATCTACTGTATTAAGTAAATTTAGAATAATGATACCTTTATTCCAAAGTTCATTATTTTCTCTTGTTCCATCTAATCCTCTTTCAGCGTGTTCACTTAATTGTAAACCAATTTCACCTAATCTTTTATAAGATTGATAAATTATGCTGTCAATGTTTCTATTTAACATTCGCTACAAAGATTTTCTAAAGTTCTAGTTATTTGTTCTGCTTCTTCAAATTTATTATCATCAGCTTTTGCATTAGCACCAGCTAATAAAACAGCTTTTTTAAAATAAGGTAATAATACTTTTAAATCAGCACAATTAGGTAATTTAGGAGTTAATTTATATAACTCGTCTTTAGTACAAACTCTACCTCTACCTTGAAACAAAGTATTATAAATACCAACTGTTAAATTAGTATTACTTCTAAGTTCAGAATTTTTGAAATCTGTAATCTCTGTCCAATATAAGTTTCCGTTAATAGCATCTGGAGCTATACTATTTGTTGTTTGAATATTTTTATAAAATTTACCATTTGTTGAATACCAAACTACACTTGCATAAGTAGTAATAATAGTATTAATATCTCTAACTTCTGGTACATAAGATGTTAATGGAGAAGGTTGCCATATTGGAAACCTTAATAATTCAAAATAATAATGACCATCAATGGTATTATTAATTTCATATTCTAATTTAGAGGTATATGGAGTAGAATCAATATTAACAAAACTTAATATTTGAGAACTATCTAAATGTCCACCAATTAAAACAGAAGCAAAGTCACCTCTATTTGGTTCAGCACCTCCATAAACAGTAATATCCTTAACTCTAAATAAGGATAATATATCTGTATATACTGTTTGAAATTTATCTACTAATGCCATATTTACGTTGTTAATAATAAAAACAGAGGGGTACTCGACCCCTCCAGTTTAACCACTAAATCCAATTATGAAATTGAAGGAAAAAGACTTGTGCCAAATATAGCTTGCATTATATCTTCATAGTCTGATTGATTAAAGTTTGTAGTATCAGCTACACCACTAGGGAAAGCGACAAACAAATAATTTAACACTCTAAATACAGAACCAATTTCACCTTTTGGATGATTATCATTCTGTATTTCATGGACGTATAAATCATAATTTACACCACTATTTAAAGCACGTAATGTATCTTTAGGAATGTAAGAAGTAATTAAATCTTCTGTACCTTTCTTTGGTAAAGCATCTCTTTCTAAATCAAGGATAAGTGCATTAGCACCAGCACCTCTAGTAGATTGAGTTGTCTTAGCAAATGTTGCATTTTCATTGATACCTTGTAAAGTAACAACTGTATTCATAAAATCAGCTGCTTCTGCAAACTCAATACCAAATTGAGTAGGAGCTCCTGTAATATCTAATGTATTAGCATTAGCAATAGTTGCTGTTGGACCTTGATATGGTCTATCTAAAACAATTGTAGTACCAGTTGTACCTGCAATTGCTTGATATAAATCATTATTTAATGAAATAAAATCACCTGCTGTAATACCATGAGCTGCACTTGCTGTTAAAGTAGTAGCACCGTTTACACCTGCAACAGTTGCAGATGTTGTAAATACTGCACCAGTACCATTATGTCTAATTTTTAAAGTTGCTTTATCAATTAGAATATAGTCTGTTCTACGATTCATATCTGCTACAAATCTAGCTAGTAATTGATACACACTAGGATTTTGAATTACTGCTTGAGTAGCAAGTAACACAGATTGACCAGGTTGACCTTCACCAGAGATAGGATAATTTCTATCAGTAACAGAAATACCAAATTCATCTCCTCTATTTATTGTAGCAGGTAAATTTAAAGCACCACTAGTACCATTCCATCCAATATTGTGAACACCACGTACAGGAGCAGAATAAGCTGCACCAGATACTCTTTTTAGACCTGCTTTAAATTGTATAGGATTAGATTGTTGCGCACCTCTTAGTGTACCAAGAGCTACAAAAATTTCATCACCAACAAATGTTGAAGCAGGAACTACACCAGCAGCTTCTGAACCACCATCTATAATTAATACTAATCTATTTAAATTTGTTGCACCAGCTTTATGAATACCATAAACACCAATTGCACCATCAGCTAAATCAGCAGGATTAACAGCAGTATTTTGCGTTGCAGACGCTTTACTTGCTCCATAGTTTACAGCTTTCGCTACAAAAACTTTTCTATTTTGTGACATATTTTAATTTGTTTTTAAATTGGTTCGTTTTCTAAATTTACTATTTTCTGAGGATTACTTTCTAATATTTTACCGATATGTTTTACAGTCATATCAACAATAGTATAATGAGTATTCTCAGGTAAATCACAATCAACAGAACCGGTACTGGTAAAATCACCATTGCCATCTTTATTATATAAAACGACAGCCGGTTTCTTGATGTAATTTATAAAAAGTTTTGAATGTGTAAAAACACCATCGTTATAAAGATATACTGTATTTCCTGCTATATCAATAACACTACTTTTCTTAGTAGGTTTATAAAAAGCACTACTTAATATATATTCTAAATTTTGTGTTTCAACAACTCTAACGTTTTTATTTGTTTCTGTTTTTGTAATAAGTACTTTGTTTTCAATACATTGATAACTAATATCACAAAGAAAAGATATATAATGACGATAATTATTAGGTAACGAACCTTGTTTATGTGTACCAAAATTAGATAAAGATATTTCAAGATTTTTAACTTGTAAAGTTCTTAAATCATCTAATCTAGGAACACTTTTTTGAACACCTTGCTTCATACCAGTAGTTCTAGCACCTTTCCAAATATCAACTATATTATCAATAAACCTATTTATTTGTTTATTAATTTGTAAATCTATTTGTTCAGTTTCTAAACTACGATAGTTGAGGTATCCTAATTTCTGGATACCTTCATCTATCAATATGTGCATTTGTTGGATATTCATTATTTTCTATACTCTTTAATCTTAAATTGTATAACTTGTTTCGTTTTAGCCTTTTCAGGTTCTTTAGCTAACAAATAACCTAATGTTTCTTCATAATTATCACCTAGTAATAAGTTATCATACCAATAAGAATTACCTGTTACTACAATTATTCCATATTTAACTGCTTCTGCTAAAAGTGATTTAGCTTCTAAGTTAATATCTGAAATAGCCTCTAAGAAAGCTTTATTATCATCGTCCTTAATTTTCTCCAAAGCCATTTCTTTATCTGCATCTGTCATCTTTCCGATAAATTGTGTACCTAAAAGATTTAACAGATAATCAATTTTAGCTTTTTCATTTACATCATCAGAATTAACTAGTTTTAAGAAGGCTCTATCTGCTTTCTTCCTAGTTTCATATTCTGATATATCTCTTTGTTTAATCTCACGTAAATCCTCCATGTAGAAGTCATAAGTTGCTTTATTGATAACTTGGTCTTTTCTCCATGCTACTTTAGAGCTAAGTTTTGCAAAATTATACTTCATATAATCATTTAGATTAATCGGTACAACTTTATTACCATCTTTGGTAAAACCTATTTCTAGCTGTAAAGGTTTATCAGTAGGAACTGCAACTTTAAAGTCTGCCCAAAATTCTTGGGTTTTTTCATTCCATTCCTCAGAATTTGGTGATATACCTATAATCTTTGATAGATACATTTCTTCTTCTTGAGGAGTTAAACCTCTTATAACATCTCTAGTACCTTTTCTCCATTCAGAACCAATATTTCTTACAATACTATCTCTTAAATATTGTGCTTGTGGTTCTTTAGGTAATAGATTAAACTTTTCTACTTGGTTTAGAACTACGATATGACTACCTAGTTCAACATCAACTCCAAAATACTTATAAACAGTAGGAGATTTCTCCCCTACTGTTGGATTTTCAATACTATTCATAATTAGTGTGGTTTAGTTTATATTATTGTCCAAATGTATTATATACTTTGAAACAGTTTGTGGCTCTCATAATAGCAATACCATGAGTTTTTAACCATTCAACTGATGAAGCATCAATATCAGATGAAGCAAATAATGATTCAGTATAACCATCTGGTGAACCTGACATACCTGCTACAACTTTATTAATTTCTTCACGACCTGCTTCTGATACATATTGAATATTCTTCATGCCATCATAAGTTGACATATCTAAACAATACATATTGTGTGATTCTAAAGGTAAATCACTTAAAGGGTGTCTAGCAGAAATTTCTGCCATAATACCTTTATCCATTAAAGGTAACTTACGGAAAGTTACTGTATGACCATCTACGTGACGATATACATTGAAGTAAGCACCAAATGATAATTTACCAGGAGCTTGTCCTTGAACTATTTTAGTATCTACTAATGTAAATTGATTAGAAGCATTTTTCATTGCATTGTCTGCATCTTCTAAACCACCTGTACCAGTGAATATTTCTACATCCACTTTATCAGCATCAGAAGCATTAAAGAAAATATCTCTTACAAGGGTAGAAATCTTCTTAGTTGTTAAGATACTGAAACTATCTTGGTTAGGAATTTGTTGTAAAACACCTGCACCGGAAGGTACAACTTCACCTGAATCTTCATCAGTTAAGTGAATAACACCATCTAAATCTTTGTTATATTCAGAGTGCCATAAATCATGTTCTAACTGCTCCTTATATTCAAGTTGCTTTAAGAACATTTCAAACTGTGTCCAAAACTTAAACGTTTTACCATTAGCACGAATTTCAAGAACCATTACTTTGTTCTTAATATTACCTGCTATATTATAAGTAGCACGAGTTACTGTGATTTGGTTTTGAGTTTGGAAAGGAGTGTAGCTACGAGATTCTACACCTCTAGAACGTTCCTTACCAACTTTAGCAACACCACCTCCCCATACTGCACCAGCAAGAACATCACTTGCAGGAATAAAAGCATTTGGGTCTGGATTCATCAACTGTAATGAATATTCCCATCCATTACCTGATGCAGATGCTTTAGGCACACTTTGAACACGACATTCTATTCTTGATGGTGAATAAACTGACTGTGATTTGTAGAACCAACGGTCTGCAAATGTTACAGTGAATTTAGTTCTACCTCTACCTAATTGACTACCAACACTAGAAATTGCTACTGTTGAAGTTTTCTTAGGACGACCCATTACAGCCATTTTGTAAGATAAATCAGTTGAACTGATTTTCTTTACTGCACCCATACCTTCTGTTAAAAATGAAAGTGGAAAATTTCTACCTCCAAAATTAGCAGAACTACCGTATGCGTGAGTAACCATAGGAGCAAGCCATTCACTTTGAGTAAGCAATGCTTTACTCAAGTGATTGGAACTAGTAAACTCCTTATCGTTAAATTGCGCTTCATATAATTTAAGAAACGGTTGAACTACTTGCGACATAATTTACTTGTTTTAATTGTTTATTGTTGATTTATACCTTGAAAAAATTCAGTAAGATTAATTTTTGTAGGACTACCATTAGCATCTTTTTTACTTGATGTACTTCTAACTCTAGAACCACCTCTCTTGTTATTATCATCGGCAGCTTTACCAAAATTAAAAGTACTTTCAACTTTCTTCTGCGTTAATCCCTTAACCTTAAAGTCTTTCAGCACTAAGTAATCAAGAAATAAATTCTTTTCCAAATTTAGTTTACTACGTTTATAATCGAGAAGTGTATTACCTCTATCATCAATAGGTTTAAGTAATGCTTCTTGAAACATAGCAATATCTTCTGTTGGTATTTGTAATCCATCAAAATTATTAGACTGAATTATTTCTTTTACTTTTTCAATTGTTTGTTTTCTTTCTTCTTCTTGTTTAGCTAATTTAGCTTCTTCTTGCTTTAATATAACTTCTTTTTCTTTCTCATACATTTTTACTAATGTATCTTTTGCAGTTTTTGCTCTTTCAAAAAGTTTACCAGTATCTTCTTGCAATTTAATAAATTCAGTAACATCACTTTCTTCCATTCCTTTTGCAATTAATTCCTGATATATTAAATTCTTCTGCAAATTTAAAGCAGTAGTTTTAGCATTATCATCCATAGTAGATGTAACTTCTTCTACTTTAATTTTAGCAAAATCAGGTGTTGTATTCTTTAATAAAAATGTATCTACACTTTTACCTTCAATAGCAACATGATTATAAAAATCCTTCATATAAGGAACTTCTGCTAAACTTTCAATAAAAGTCTTTTTTACTAGTTGAGGTAGAGCATCTTTAATAGCAGCTTTTAAACCACCTACTCCATTTTCATACTCACCTTCTAATTTAACACCAAAAGTACCTTCTAGTTCTTTTTTAACAGCAGTTATTTCATCATCTTGATTGTTATATTTCTCAAGAAACTCTTTATCTTCATCTGTTAATTCTTCTTCTTTCTTAGCAGATATTTCTTCTAACTTAGTATTAATTTCTTCATCACTAAGTTCATCTTCTTCATCTCCTTCATCATTAGGATTACCACCTTTATTAGCTTCATCATCTTTAGCTTTTTTATCTGCTTCTGCTTTAGCTTTAGCAGCATCATCAGCTGCTTTTTTAGCAGCTGCATCTTGTGCAGCTTTAGTAGTTGCTGCATCATCTGTTTTAACAGGATTACCACCTTCAGTTGGCATCTTGTTTAATAATACATCTGGGATTTCTATTCCTTCCATAATTGTTATATTTAGTGTTAGTTGTTATTCTCCTGCTGTTTTATTTAATAGTGCAGTTCTATTATTATCTTTATTCATTCTTTCTCTTGATGCAATTTCCTTCAATTTAGTTGCATTTTTAATTAGTTCTAAACTATTCTGTTGTAAACTATCTTTATAATTGTCTAGTTTTTCATTATAATCTGGACCTTTTTGTTTTTCTAATTTCTGCATATCTTCTACTATCTTCATACCTTGTTGTATTAAAGCAACTTGTATATCAGTAGCAGATTTTAAATCTTCTGAATATTTATCAAAGTTTAATTGTTTATCAGTAATAGCTTCTTGTGATTGCTGAATAGCAAGTTGTGTTTCTCTATCAGCTTGTAACCTAGCTTCTAAAGCAGCATCAGCTTTATCCATTAGTTGATGTATTTCAGCAAAATTATCACTTTCAATTAATCTTGATATACCACCACCACCTAAACCATTTTGTATAAAAGGTTGAACATTAGCTTTCAACTCTTTTAATTTTTCTAAAGTTCTAGCACCATTTTTAACAAATACTCCTAATTCAGCATTTACATATTTTGTACCATTAATATTTAAAAATGCTTTTTGTCCATTAGTCTTTATATAAGTAGCTTGTTTCCCTTTATTAAAGGCGTATTTACTTAACTCTAATAAACCAGTATATTCTCTATTTTCAAATTCTTCATATTCTAAATAGTATTCTTCTGACATTGTATAAGATTGACCTAAAGCAGCATTTGTAGTACCTAAACCAGCACTAGGAGAAACATCTGCTTTTCTTTGTGGACTAAAACCACAAACTTGGTCCCATTCATTCTTAATTAATTGTACTATATTATAACTTTCTATAAGATGTTGTGTTATATCAACATTTAAAGATTTTAAAGCAGATACAATTTGAGCAGCATTACTTTTACTATCATCAAAAAATAAAAAGCTAAATGCTCTTACATAATACATTAACTTATATTCATCCCATCCTTCTTTATTAGGTATTAAACCTAGTGGAAATAATACAATGTTACCTAAATTCTTTAATAAAGTTTCTTCTGCTCTATATTTAATAATGTTAACATTCTTTTGATATGTTTCACCTTTTTTAACTAGTGATAATGGTACAGTATGACGACTAAATAAGTTTCTACCATTATATAATAACTTAGCTTTATTTGGTCTATTAAATCTACCTCTTTGTGTTGGTATTGCTCTACCACCAATATAATATCTATCTCCTATGCAATATACTTCATGTATTTCATCAACCCACTCCCACTCTATATTTTCACCAGGTTCAGGTTTATAATCTTCTGTAACATATAATATTTGTTGATTTCCAAACAAGTCTGTAACAGTTAGTTTACCTTCTTTAGTAGCACCTCTAAATACAATATGCTCTACATCAATACCATTATTGAATCTTTCACTCGGTAATTGACCAAATAAATTCTTAAATAGTTGACCTTGTAAATCAATATCACTTAGACCATAGTAATAACCATCTGTCATACCATAGTCTATACCAGTATCATAAAATTCTAAAAATTCTTTTAACTCTTTATCAAATTCTGGTAATGTTTGAAATCTATCGTAAATTTCTGATAATGAATATCTATGATGTACTGTAACTGCTTCACCATCTTCAATAAAATCCATGTGAGGTGAGCATAAATATCTTACATTGATAGGAGATATAATTTCATAATGAGTTTCATCTTTAATTACATCTTTATATGAGAATACCATTGCAAGACATAGAAAATCATAAAATCCTTTTCTAAACTCTCTAGGTAAATCATTAAAACATATAATATATTCTAATGCTTGTTGACCCATTATAGCCAGTTCATCTGGCATATTTTTTACCTTATTTTGAATTTCTTCTAACTTAGTTGTTGTTTCTTCATCAAAAGACATTCCTAATTGTATAGCTTCATTAATGAATATTTTTTGCAACTCATTAATCATTAGCAATTCTTCTTTCTTTAATCCTTCTAATTCCCAATTAGAGTTTACAGCATATACAATAGGGTCAAAAAATCTTTTAGCTTTTTCACCTAACATTAATCTAACATTAGGAGATATAATATCATAGTTAGCTAACTTAGCTGGATAACCTTGTAATTCAAATCTTGTAGTATTAAGTGGATTAGTTACATGGACATAATCTGTTTCATCTATTTCACCATTAGCTAACCTGTAAAGTTTAATAGCTTCTGCTCTATCAATAGCATTTTCACAATTATCTTTATAATACTTACCTACTTCTTCATACCATGCTTTAGTCTTTTGACTTTTAGGTATTCTTTGTTTTACTTTATTAAATTCACCCATATAAGTTAGAAGTGTCTTTTATTGAAAAATCCAGTAGGACTACTGTTAGAAACAGTAGGTTTAACATCTTTATATACCAATTCTTTTTGATAATACGCCAAAATACGCAATGCAGAGATTCTATCAAAGTTACCACCATCAGGTCTATACATTGAAATTTCTTTAAGTGTTGTAGGACATGGAATAGTATGTAGATTCCATCTTACATTACCATCTTCATCCTTACCTCTTGGAGTAATAAGCCAATCACTTAAATATTTATCACCTTTGTTTTTTCTTAAATTATCTTTACCAGAACCAATGTGCATACCATAGTTCCTTCTTACCTTACTTTTAGGTAAATCAGAATCAAATGCTAATTCAAATTCTTCTGCTAATCTATCTAGCATTTTAAATCTCTTAGCGTATCCTATAACATCACCTCTATCATTTTCAAAACCTATCTTAGCATTATAATATTGTGATAACATAAATAGTATCTTATTATAATCGTCAGTAGTTTTAGGCCTGCCAAAATAAGTTGCTACAATTTTATCTCCTGGTGGAACAAGATTATTAGGTTGCATATATACATAAGTAGCACCTATTGATTCCATGTCAGTACTTGAATCATAAGCATATGGGTCATGTGCTATTATATATAAACCATCAGGTACTCTACCGTTAACTTTAAAAGGTGCATAATATTGTGTAACACAACCAGTTAAATCATCTTTTATATTATGAGGAAACTTATCAACAGGTCTTATATTAGCTTTAGGTTCAAATTTAATTTCACCATTTGAATTAATTAATTCTCCATTTACACCCATGTTGTAAATACCAGTGCTTATAACTTTGTGATACCAATCTAATGCTTCATTACTAGGTAAAACACTATAAGTAGTTCTAAGAATAGCTTCTTGTGGACTAAATGGTTTTTCTGCTTTAATTTGAATAATAGCATTTTGGTCAGGAGATTTTAATGCTTTTGTTCTTTCACCTTCATAATATTTTCTAGCTGTATCTTGTAATGAGTTACCATTTTTATCTATAAATGCAATATCTTTTGCAGCAGTAGTAAAATATGCACATTTAGTTCCTTGCATACCTTCATCATATTCATTATTATAACATCTTATGTTATAAGATTCTGGATTATAAAACATTTTTTCCATATCTCCAAAATCAGATGCTTCAGTACCACCAGTACCAAAACCCCATATTAAACCATATACAACTGGACCTTCTTCAAATGAACTTCTAGCAATGTTAAATACTTTTTCAACATTAGGAAAAGCACCCATTTCTTCTACTAACATTAAATTACCTCTTTTACCACGAGCTTTTTGAATATCATCTTTCATAGTGATACCCATTACTTCACTCATGTACCCTCTTTCTTCTCCATTAACATTAGTAGATGCTCTAAAGTGCATATCATTAATATCCTTCTTATAATCAGAAGGTTTACCAAATGCTGTTCTATATCTATCTTCATCAGGATGAGGAAGATTAATGAATTGCCTATAAGAAAGGAATTTTGAATAAAGACCATCACCTGTTAAAAATTCTGAACTAGAAGCTAACATATATGTCTTGCTTCTCTTTATTGTAAAGAAGTTTTTACTTGCTTTAGCAGCACCTTTATATGAAGCACCTACACCACGAGGTTTTAACCATAAAAAATGTTGACCATTTTTTTCACATAATTCTATTTCATTCCATACATGAAAATCTTCATCCCAAAAAGATGGAAAAGCTAATTCTCTTGAACCTTGTACTCTATTGTTTGTAACTTGTTTATATAATGTATCTTTGTTTTTCTTAGTTACCATAATTGGCGAATAATTCAAATACCAATAATGGTCGCCAGTAATTCTCATACCTCCAACTTCATAACCATTTTTAACTCGATACATTTCTCTATCCCAGTATTCATGGTAATGATAACTATCAAATATACCATCATCATAACAACCATGTTTTTCATGGTATAAAGCTGCTTCTCTAAAGTATTGTGTATTAACACTAATCATATTATGAACCTACTTCTTCATTAGTATCTTTCCAAACAAATTGACTTACTGGTAAATGTTTACCACAACCTACACAAAATGTAGAATTATAAAATTTAGGGTTAACAGCGTATGTTTCTGCAATACTATTATTCATTTTAGTAACAGTACCACATCCACCTGTAAATCCATTACCTTCTCTTATTTGATTTAATTCTTTTTGAGTAATATATTGTCCTCCTATAAATTTACCATTTTCATTTTGAACATAATATAATATAGCTGCATATTTTCCATCATCAGATGGTTTTATTTCATGTGGTGTTTTATTCCAATTTATACCTACATGAATGTAAGAATCTCTAAATGGTCTAATATAACCTTTAGATTTTTCTTCTTCTGTCATAACTAAATATGCTTCATTTTGTCCATTATCTTTAACTTTATTTAATAATGGTTCATTCTTATCTGTTGTTGTCATAATAATATTATTTAATCATCTTCTTCAAACTTATTTAATGCTCTACCTTTTCTACCTTTTGCTAAAGCATCTTGTTCTTTTCTTAATGTTTCTTTTGCTTTATTCAGATTATCAATAGTCTTAGGTATTCTATCTAATATATCTAAAAACTCTGTTACTGCTCTACCACTTTCAAGACCTGCGGTTGATAAATGTCCTTGAGCAGTAACAATAAAATTATTTAAACTTAAAATACTTTTTTGTATATTTTCAACTAGTGGTAAACTTTCTGTAAATTGTGTTTCTTTAAAATCTTCAATACATTTTTTAACTAATTGGTCTGGTTGCCAATCATCAGGTAATCCTATCAACGTTTTAATAGCTTTATTTCTATCTTCTTCTGTTCTAATGAGTTTAAATCTACTATCATAAACTCCTTGATAATAAACATAAGCTAGTTCTTGTTCATTTCTTAACTTTCTTCTACCATCACTATCACCTTCAACTTTATTAAGTCTTTTTAATAAATCATTAAAAGATTTAATCATTCTAGCTTCTGCCGATGCTTTAGGTAGTTTAGTTTCTTGGTCTATTTCAAATAGTTTCATTCTTTATATTTTGTTTCTTATTCTTCCAAAGTTCACTATAACTAAATCTTCCAATATAATTAACTTTAATAGTATTATCTGGTTGGTGTAATAATTCAGTAAGTTGTGTATAATAAGTATCTACAATTTTTGTAGCTTCATCAATACTAATTCTATTTTTTAAAGCTACCTTTTCAATAATTTTTTCTAAAGTACTATCAGTTCTCATATACTGGCAATAAACAAAAAAAGATACCTTGTTGTCAAGGTATCTTTGATATTTATTTTTAACTACTATTAATTTGCTGTTGGTAAATTTCTAATTCTACCTAATTCAAATCCTAACCAAATTTTAGCATTAGTAAGGTGAGATACTACATTATTAGTATAAATACTATGTTTGTGATAATAAGTATTTACAGCTATCATGTTACCATCTACATTATAGTTTCTAATAATATTTTTATCAAACATAATATAATAAAATCTATCCAGTATTAACTCAATATACTCCCTACATTTATCAACTTTAGTAATTAAAGTATCAGAATCATTAAAGATACCTAAATCACCTAAATATACTTTATCAGTATTAGCTTCTTTCTCTATATCTTTAATTTCTACTCTTTTACCATCATTTTGATAAGGAGTAGGTTCTCCAAACAATCCTAATAATTTTCCACAATAAGCCTTAGCTAATTTTAATTCATTGTCAGCTTTTGTAAGTTCGGGACTACCATTAGTACCTACTTTTAAATCAATTGTTAAAGTATAAATTACCTGACTTAAAATTCTTAATTCACCATTAATTAATGGTGCATTTACTGTTTCATTATTTTCCATAATTTCTAATTGTTTTACAAGTTAAACATATCATTTTTTTCTTATCTGGATTATGTGCAAATGATTTAACATCATCACAAGTATCACACCATTGAGCTAATTGATGATAACTAGCAGTAGGAACTTTGTTACCAGGTTCAATAGTTTTAGCATCTCTTAACTGATTAGCAGTTAGTTTAGGTTTAATTATTTGTTTAAAATCAAGAGCAGTCTTAGTAGGACTGCTCTCAATTTTTATGTTATCAAAGTTAAGCATTTGCAGGTGGTTCTATACGTTTTCTAGCTTCTTCTCTTGAAATCATAATACCTGATATATTTTCAGCTGCAATTTCTTGAAAAGTAACACCATTAAATTTACGTTCTACGTGCATAGGAAAAGCAAATTCAGCTTTACCTCCTCTACTTACAGTACTTGGTTTAAAAGTAATTATATCACCCTTTTTATATAAATCATTATATAAAGGTGGAACCATCACAATAGCTTTTTTATCTTCAATAGTAGCTGATAGTAAAATTATTTTACCTTGTTTTACTTCATCTTTAATAAATTTAACTAATATAGTATCAATAGTAGTATAATCTATATTAAAGCTATCAATACTATTTTTATCATTAACATTAAATCCATTTTTTAAATCTTCTTCATGTTCTTTATCAATTAAAGTTTTAAAAGCTGTTTCTGCTTTGTTAATCATATCTTCTTCTGATGTAAATTTTACATCACTACCTCTACTTTTACTTAACGCTTGTTTATCAGCGTTATGATTAGCACTCCTATTAGATATGTTTATTTGAACATCCTTATCTCCAATTGGATTTCCTTTTGCATCTGTTAGCATATATTTGTGGTTTAAATTGTTACTTTTTATCTGTTGTTAGTCCTCTTACTTGTGAAAATAAAATCTTTTCAATTAGGTCAAACAATACATCATCTTTTTGTCTTGTTGGATTATTTTTAACTATATCATAAGCTAAAGCAGTTCTAACAAAATTGTTTGTCGCTTTAACTTCTACATTATTAATCTTTACTTTAGGTAGTTTATCAGTTTTTTCAACATCTATAACATAGTTATTTTCTTCAAATTCTAATGTAGTATTAAATACATTACTTTGGTCTTTTACAAATTCAATTACTTCTGTTCTCATATTTACTATTTTTAAAAGGTTTATTTAATAAAATCTTTTTAGTATAATTGTGTTCTGTCATTTTCTTATAAAAACAAATACCATCTATATCTAGTACTCTTTTTTTATTACAATTACAGTTAACACATTTACCTATTGTTTCTTTTCTATTGTTTTTTATAATCTTATAACTGCTATTTGTATCTTCAAATCGCATTACAAAGTAATCATGTTTCTTTGTTTTTTCCAATATATAATCTTTTTCTACTGGTACTCCTGCAAAGTTATAATAATCAGATAGTATTTTTACAAATCTACTTTCAGGAACTTCTATACTAAAATTACCTGAATTAGAATCATTATGTATTAATATATCTTTTAAATCAAATACTGTTAATTGAAGGTTTTCCATCTTTTATAAATTTAGTTGATACATAAAATTGATTTCTAGGTGTAGTATTAAATATTTTATATATAATTTCAACGGCATCATTGAAACTTTTCTTAGTAACCATTCTCATTGTATATCTCATATTAATTTTATCATATACTTTAAAAACATTACATACAACACCATTTCTAGTTTCATTCATATCAAATGGGTCTGCACCTATGATATAAGTATTTCTGTTACTTAATAGTACTTCTTGTTTATAGGCTTCTACTGGAGATTGCTCTATTTTTAGTGAACTAAAGTCTATCATATTAATTATAGTATTTTAAAAATCCATCAATATCATAATAAGTTCCTATATGTGCATATTTAGCAAATTTAGAATCATTGTTACTGTTACCTACCATTATACTTTCTCCTAACGCTAATTCTAATTCTAACGCTAATTGGTATGCCATACCAGGTTTAGGTTTTTTATAATAACTATCTAAATAACCACAAAAGGCTATGTTAACAGAACATCTTAAATATGTTTCAAGTTCTTTCTGAATAGCATTAATCCTATTCTTAACTTGTTCCATAGTAGTATGTCCTGCTTGAATACCACCTTCATTAGATACAAGACAAACAATATAACCTTCATTATATGCCTTTTTAATTTTAGGTAATATACCTGTTACAAATTCCCAATCATCTTCATTTTGGGGATAATCATTTCCACTCTTAGTTTTAACTAGAGTATTACTGTTTAAACTTACAAAAATTGCTTTATTCATATTTATCTAATTTTATAATTTGGTGTATGTGGAGGTATTCTAACTTTCTTACAATATTCTTCCCATTCTTTTAATAACTCTGTATATTTACCTTTTACTAATATATGGTCATTATCTAACATTATCCATATAGCTTCACTATCAACTAATGTATTAAAATATTCACTAGATTCAGGTATATATTCTTCTAATGAAACTATATTTTCCCATAAGATAGCTATTATAGTAGTATGTAAAACATTGTTATTTACAATATACCTAGTAAATTGTATTGGTAAATCATAATTAGTTTTATTCATAATTCAAACCTTATTATATTTTTGTCATTAGCATTGTTAATAATAAACTCTACTTTATTATTATTTACTATTTGACATTTAATAAATACATCTGATAATTTCTGCATATTAAAAACAGTTTGACTTAAAGCAATAACACTTGATACAATATTTTCTGTTTTCTTATTATCAAATTGTGGTTTACCATCTAATAACTTCTTATAATTATCAAAAGTTAAAGTAACTGTTTCTGGTTTAATTTTTATATCTTCAAGATTCATAAGGTATTACTGTGTTACAAGTTAAACATTTTAATTTATCTAAATTCTTATTTATTATATGTCTAGTATGTGTCTTACACACTTTACATTCTCTGTTATGATAACCATTATTAGGTATAAATACTATTCTATTTCTTAATCTCCAACCATTACATTTTTCATCCCAATCAAATAGAACACTATTTTCATTTTCAACATCTATAACTATTTCTAAAGTATCAGTTTTAGTTTCACTATTTATTTTATCTCTACTAGGTAAATTTCTTACTGCTTTAAGTAGTTCTATTGGCTCTATAATAGAACATCCATTTTTAGTTACATTATACATATTAATTCTCGTTTAAATCTAAAGTTATTCTGTTACCAAACTTACCCATACATTGATTACAAGCTTTTTTACTACCTAACATAATATATTGATGTTCACATTCATATATATTTTGATTATGTCTTTCTAATATAGCATTATCAACATTTGTCATACATTGTTTCATAGTATCTATAAACAATGGAGTATTAAAATAATCATTTCTTAATTTAAAATTATTCATAATGATTAATCCATCTGTATCTATCTTATTTATAACAATTTCAAATGTATTAGCATCACCACGCATTTCAATATAGAAACCTCTACTAGTTGCATCCATTAATATATTCATATCACTTATTTAAACGTTTATATTTTTCATAAATTTCTTCAATAGAACCTCTACAAAAGTATTCTAAGTTCAAAAAATACTTGTCAGATATATCACTACAATAAATAATACCTTTTTCAATTAGTTCATTAATAGCATTATATGTAGTCTTTTCACTAACGTCATTATCTACCATATACTCCTTAACAAACATGATAAACTCATGTTTACCATAGTCTAATTTTTTATGTAGTATATAATCTAACATTATTCTACCAGTTTTACTTAAACTAGTAATAACTTTATATGCACTATCATACACTTTAATAAAAGTATTAATTTCTTCAAAACCTTCAACAAATTCTTTTATATTAATCTTAGCATCAGTTCCTTTAAATTTACCTTCTCTACTTCTACTTCTTACAAGTTTTTCACCTACATAAATAGTTTTACCTATTTGTTCTAAAGAAGGGTTAATTTTATATTTTATCGCTTCCTTTTTCATAGTACAAATGTAGTGTTTTGTAACAAAATTACAACAAAACTGTATAAATAAAGTTTAAATATGCCTTTTCCAGCCTATAAACAAAGATTTCAAGAAAAAGCATAGTACTTCTTGTGGTTTTGCATACTGTTTTTGTTACACATATCCAAATAATTATTACCAAAAATTTTACCAGTTTTACTGGCATCATACACCCCTACCATATTACACCTTTTAAATATACTCCCCTTTATTATAGTGTTGATAATTATAGCCCCTTTGATACTACAATTTTTAATAATAAAATAGATAAACACACAACATTTAAAACATAGTTAAGTTAAAATTGGATTAGTTTAAACACAAATGAATAAACATAGTACTTTAAAATTTAAGTAGTTTAAACACGGGGGTACCACCTACCACACCCACCTGTACTATATTTTGGTGAGGACAATACCCCCACTAATCTTAAACATAAAAATTCTAAAACTATGGAAAAATTATTTAAAGTTATTCGTTCATCAGAAAGTACAAATGGTGGTTTCGTTACTACACTTGAAACTGAACTAGCACATAAATGTCCTGTTACTGGTGAACCTAAAACTAGTAAGAAACTATTCGCAATTAAAACACCTGTTGTTGCTGAAGTTGGTAAAGAAGTAAAGATTGAACTTAATGATTACGAAGTTCATGTTTACGAATCTAAGTATATTGACGAAAAAACTGGTGAAGAAAGAACTGGTCAAAACAACTGGTTACACAGAAAGGTAGCGTAAAGCTACTTTTCTTTATTGTTTACCCTTAATACGTGTTTACATTAAATACGTTCACACTTAATACGTGTTTTACTCCTAACTTATAACAACTATGAAAACAATAACAACATTTGTTACTAATAGTTTAGTATTAATACGTGTACCTTTAACATTTGTTGTTATTGCAACTATTGTTATTGGTACATTTCATTATATTAAACTATTGTTTAATTAATTATTAGTAATTAAACTTATAATATGAGTGATGGTACTAGGTTTCCTCACTCATATCTCACTCATCCTACTACACTTAATCAATCTCAAACTCTTAAACATTAACATTCCATGAATCCATCTGAATATCACCTACCAAATAACGCATACTGGGTATGTAACTCTAAATACAACGGACTATCACAAATAAGCAAGCTAGATACAACTCGCTTTGCTACCATTGGTGAACTTGCTCGAATTAGTAAACTTAAATAAAATAAAGATATAAACTATGACAAGTATATGCTCAACATATATTTTATAATGGTGCGAATGATTCTTGTTTACCTTGAGAAAGTAAAATCGTAAGAAAAAACCTAAGTTATAATAGTAGTTTATTTAAACATATAAAATTAATAATACATACTAATACTATTAACTAGTAATATTAGTAGAGTAATATAAAGTCATTGTGAAAGGCAATTCACGACTAAGATGAATTGAAGATAACCTAAGTAACAATGATAGTGGCAGCATATAACGTTATAACAAAGTACTAGTTAATCGAAGAGAAAGTTAGGTGCAAATCCTATTATATGCCTTAAACATAGTAATATGTTTATAGTAGTTGTTAAATGGTGTAGAACTGTAGTATAGAAAACTATAACAACATTGTGCAGATACCTTATGGTGAGGTATCAATATTAA